TGAATGGTGCCGACTTCATCTTCAGAAACATCATCGAGCATGTTCTTTGTCTCAGCGATTTTTTTATTGACCGTTATTAGCTCACTGATCAAACCACGACGAGATGTTGGATTTTCCTTTGCAGCGGTAGCTTTTTGAGTGCTTTCTGAATCATTTTTATTCTTGGATTCTTTACCAATCGCTTCTTTAACCGCATCGGCAATCTCCGCATTCTTCAGAATCAAATTGCCCTTAATGTCAAATTTCTTTTTTGAAATCTCAACATCGTCAATTTTGACATCAGCCGCCTTAATTTTTACAGCGCCATTGAGTGTCAGAGGATCGGGTCTCTTGATATCCTCGTCTTTGAGTTCGACCTTGCCCTTCAAATCAATAACTTCAGGCTTTTTAACATCATCCTTGGCGTTCTTCTTTTTACCTTTTGCGGAATCGTCAACCGTAACGTTAGACACTTTGCCTTCCAGTTCGACTGCCGTTTTCGGAGGAGTGATATCAGAAACCTCAAGTTCGACCTTGCCGGGAATCTTCACAGATTCCTTCGGTGGTGTCACGTCTTCTACTTTAAGAGTTACCTTGCCGGGAATATTAACCGGTGCGGTCGGGTCAACCGTAACAGTACCCGGAATTGATACGGGATTTTTGATATCCACGACAACATCTGCATCTGTGATTGTGACCTTACCTGATATGGAAGTAGAAAGAGGAGTAGAGTCTTGACTATTCTCTTCTTCATCTTTTGTAATGCTGTTGCCTAAAATTACAACATCATTGAACGCTTCTTGTAGCTGCTGCTTTATGTTCGCAATAGCGCCATTAGCAGGTTTGAATCCGATAGGAGCAGAAACTTTAGTAAAAATTGTATCAATAGACTTTTGAAGTTCCTCTTGATTGATATCAAATACGATTGCCTGAATTTTAGCGATTCCGTTATTTAGAGCGTCTTGATTTTCGGCCTTTAGCTCTTCTGCTGGTTTCTGGGTTGGAGTTTTGTCCGGTTCTTTGCTTTTCGGTTTTGATTTACCTTTCGGCTTGCCCTCGTCTTCGTCTCCCTTTACACCAAAGGATTTCAATAGCTTTTTATACTCTTCGAGTTCTTGTTTGAGAGCTTCTCGATTGGATCTTGTTTTTGTCAATAGATCATTTTCTAATTCGACTGTTCTTTGCTTTTTGGTATTGATCTCTTCTTGTTTTGTTGCAATATTGCTCAAAACTTCATCAAAAGCAGCACCATACGTCTTTATTTCTGCATCGCTTAAATAGCCGGAATTATCGTCTTTGATAGCTTTGTTAAGTGTTTTGGCAAGTTCGCCTGTGACTTCTATAGCAGTTTTTGCTTCAGCCGTGATATCTCCAACTCGCGTTTTCATTCTAGTTAAATGATCATTGGACTCGTCAAATAATTTATTTGTGTTTTTGTTATTGAACAGTGCGTATAAATTATCGTAATCTTCTCCTGTTTTTATAGATGCAGTTGAGAGCTTTTTTAAAAAGGAAATAAGAGGAGTAAGAGCTTTTGTTGTAGATTCAACATCAAAATCATCATTGTCAAGAAGATTACTGAATTTATCTTTACCCAGATTCTTTTTTAGGGCAGATAATTTTTCTACGGTTTCGGATGCGTTGTTTTGGAATTTTTCAAACTCACTATTAAATCCATCAAGGAACTTTTCTTCATCTGCATCATAAAAATTATCAAGGTTTGCAAATTGGTCTCTAATGTTTTTAACTAATTTTTCAACCCGTCGGATTGTTGTCGTGCTTTCTGTGTCACCAATTTGAAAAAGATCTGTTTCTTTAAATGGTTTTACTTTACTCTTTACGCCTTTTAGTCCTGCAGTTAATTCTGCCTGAACTGATTTTAATTCTGCCTGAACAGCATTTGAAATGCCACGACTTGGAAATAACCCTTCTACGACACTATTTAAACCGGCTGTATTTGTTGTGAGATTTTTTAAGTAGTAAGACAGTTTGTCATTGACTGATTTTAATTCTTCTTTGAGTCGTTTGCTGAGTTCGTCACTAAAATCGTCAACGTTAACACCAACAGTAACTTTCGGAATATCGCCAATGCCGTTAATTTGCTGTTGAATATCAGTTTTTAGTTTTTCAGTATCGACAACAGGCGTTATACTTGCAGTTGCCTTGATATTTTTTAATTTGTCTTCGACCTTCTTTTTTATGCCATCAACATTAGGGTCAATATCAATCTGTGGCTTTTCACCGCTTTGTTTTACTTTTCTCTCAATGCTTGTCTTTAACTCTGTTGGTTTGATTTGTGGATCTACCTTAACTTTGATGCTCAGTTCTGGTTCACGCGCCATATTATATTCCTCCTTTGGAGCCGAATCTAAAAAAAGCAGGCTTTAATAAGTCTGCTCATCTCTTTAATTATTTGTCATGCTCGATTCGATTTTTTAGTAGCTTTACAATATCAGCGTATCGATAATCGATGTCGTCTTGTGTGTTTTCCATGAATGGACGTGGTCTTGTCCACTTATATTTTCTATAATTCCACGGATTGTAAGCGCCCTCTTCGATTATGCGTGCTAAACTGTCTGGCTTGTTTTTGAAATTTGGAGCGTCTAAGCGCGGTCCATCAATAGGTGCCTCTTCATATACATACAGCGTGCGATCTCGAACCTTGTGTTTTAGATTTTTATCGTCTACTAAGCCACCAGATTCCTCGCGCCGTTCATATTCGACGGGGGAGTAGGTCGAATACACATCTTTCTGCACATGAGTTTTAAGCCGCTCTTTTACAGTGCTTGCAATTTCATTATTTAATGCCAAATTTGCACGTCTCATGATTTCAGTCTGAAGAGCATCCACCGTGGTAGCTGTAAACTTTGCCATAATTTTACTCCTTGCCTTCGATAGACACAGTGGCGGGAATCCCATCAAGTGTGCCTTCTGGAGTTTTAATACTATAGCTGTTATCGAAAACGGGCTTTGTCATGGTCTCTTCAGAAATAGTTTTAATCATTTCCTTCATGTTAAACTGCTCGCCAATACCATTCAGTACCTCGGCCGCCAGCTGCATCAATTCCTCAAACGGCTGATTTTTTGCAGTTGCCTCGAACAGTGCCATATACTGCTGACGCTCAATCTCAATCTTCTCACGGCAAGCCTTGTTCAAAGTGCCAAGAATATACTTGCGAGGCGTTTCATTCATCATCTTTGTGGTCTCATCAGAAAATGCCAGTTCACTCAGTGCGTTCTGATCCATTCCGATTGTATCAGTGTCTGTAAAGTAGATAACAGCAGCGATACGGAAAGCATAATCATACAGTGCAGGGTCATACTTGCCATTACGCTTTGACAGGTCTACAACACCATCAACAAACTGAATGCGCTCTTCTAAGTTCAGATTATTTTTCATAATTATTAGTCCTCCTGTGTAATTTTATTTTGTTCAAGTCTCATCCACGCAGCAGTCGCAATGCACATCGCATCCGCCTCGTCAGAAGAGACATTTTCACCATAGTGTTCGGCTATATAATCGATAGCCTGTTGTTTTAGTTCGGGACGTTTTATTTGCCGTCCTTGTTTGAAATCCAGTATTTTACGCCACTCAGATGGCTTTATAATCTCGTATGGGACATTAAATAACTCACATGCTCCAATAATCGCGCCCTGCAACTGCGCGAGCTGGATTACCGTCTTGGCTGATGCCTGTAGCGCCACATCTTCAATCACGACAAGATCGGGGTTATTGTTTTTGATGCGACTCTGTATCATCTGGCGCATAATAGCGCGACGTTCGGTTGGATCTTTGGTTTTGCTCAAATCGATCAGCGAGTGGTATATAGTGCCGTCATCTAATGTACAAACGCCGGTCTTTATCAGCGCCTGGTCAAAAGCTAAGATTTTTATAATAAACACTTCCTTTTTGTTTTGGAATATGGTAAAATTCAAACTTGAAGAACACCTGCACACCCCTTTTGGGGCTTATTTAAACATGTGGACGTTATCGTAGGGGCTTCCAGGAAATCCAGTAGTTAGGCTGCTGGTAGAAAGGAGGACCCTATGGAGATTGATTTCGAAACGTTTTGTTTGATCATCGGTCTTATTGCTAGTGTCATGTCTATCTTGGCATCGGCGAAGACTTTAAGCCAGCCACAGGCGTAAATGGGGCCAAACTGCTCGAACAGTCACTGAAGCCTCTATGCAAATTAGAGAGCTGGTCCGCTGTGTGGGTGTTCTTCTTATTCGTGAGTTTCCTCATATCAACGCGCGAACTCTGTATGTAATTACAGCGGTCGTGCGCTCATAAAAGGGGTAGAACCCCGAAAGACTCTACCTCTGATTCAAGAAGCAATGTCATATGTAAAATGGTATCCTTTGGCTAAATGCGTACTATGTAAAGCAGCGTGCCGGATTGCTTCCTCCGGGATATTCATTTCTTTAGATGCTTCTTTAACTGTTTTGTAGGTGATATTTGTTTCAATACATAAAACCGGACGTCCATAAATTTTAGTTCGTTTATTCAAAATACGTTTGTCTATAACTCCATATTTTTCATATTCTTCTAATTTTGCAAAATGGTGTCCGTGAGTTGAATAATTCTTATGGCGTAAAACATGGTTGATACATGATTCTTCAATTCCATAAAATTTACTACAATCTCTTATAGTTTCAAAAATTTGTTTCGTATCCAAATCAATTACTTTACATTGAGGGTAAAGAGGTTTCCCTCCAAATTTGCCACGTTTCGCAATAGACATTTTCTTACGAGATTCTTCAGAAAATACTTTGCCATAATTTGGAGCTTTTTCGCCAGATAATCCACAACCAAGACTTCCACCAGCGCTCACATTTAACGATAGATCAGGATTGCTTTTTTGAAATTCTGCAATAAGAGAAATTTCCATTTCGACAGCCTCGTCTTTTGTTAGCCCGTTAGCAATGATTATATGGTCATAAGAATTCCATCCGTGTTTTTGAATCGAATTATAAAAATGACTATATTTTAAACCTTTATATCCTCGACCGTTTAACCATCGTTTGTTAGGATTGTCTCCGTGTTTTGTTATGCCGATATATGTTGCTCCATTGATTTTACTTACATGCTTATAAACACAATATGTATTTTCACAACTATTCAATTTACCACCTCACAAAATAAAAATTGCGTGGCTATATCTCAAGCCACGCTTTATTTATTCAATTAGCCTTCAGCGCCTTCAAACACGAGGTCATAAATGTTGCCATCAGCATCGGCCATAACGTCGAAGGTCATGGTCAGAGAAACGGGATCACCAGTGTTCTGCCAAGACAGCTCGAAAGCAGCCTGAGGAGCGGCCTTGTACCAGATCGGATGTGCCTCGACAATCTCATCATTCTCGGTCTTGTAGGGGACAGAGCCTTCAACGCGATATGCCTTGGGGAAGTGGTGACTGTCGAGTTTGATGACCTGCGGATTAGCGGCCTTCTTGTAGTAGTACACAATGTACTCAACACCACTCTCGACAGTAACAGTGACTTCCTTATCAGCAACGGTAGCAGTCAGCTCGGTACCCAGATCGTCGTCAGCTTTAAAGACCTGAACGTAAGTACCTGCTGCAGCATCAGTCAGAGTCAGCTTGGAAGTATCAGCAGCAGTGACCTTCTCGCGCTTCAGGAAATTCGCCTCAGTGCCCAGATCGTTACCAGACAGCATCTGGAAGACCTTGACGGGATAAACCTGAGCCTCGATGGTCAGAGTGCCAGTACGAGAGCCGTCGAACTGCACGCGGTTAGGTGCGCCCTGGCCACCGGTAGCAAACACACGATCACCCTCAAAAGAGGTAGAAGTAACGTTAGCCCAATCCACGTTCAGGAACATCTTCTTGGTGGAATAATCCATCAGCATCAGATCAGCGACTTCGCGGTTGGCAAAATTAGCATTCTTATTAGCCATAATTATTTTCCTCCTGTGTTTTGTCGATTCTTTCTATCCACTGTGACGGGTCATATTTACCGCCCCAGACGGAATAGTTCATTTCTGCGATATTTAGTTGTTTTGCTTTCATTAATTGGGAGAACGTATCCCGTATCTGCCCAATCGTTAGCCTGCAAATATTTGAATAGTTCAGACTTTGATGAAAAGTACATAAAAGCGATATCATATTGGGCAACTCCAAATTGGGGTCGCCCTTTTTTGATTTTGCAAATTCTTTCTTTTTCTTCTGAAACCGTTCCCAAAACAAACGATCTTTTTCACTCTTAAACTTGGGATTTTCTTCAGGCATGTCATCATCGCTAATATCTAGCAATTGCAAAATAACCTGTACAACGATCTTGTAATTTGATTTATCAACAAAGCCGCCAATAGACATATTGCCTTTTTCGTCCAGCTGTTTATCAATCAAAACCGCATGATATTTTTCATCCCATTCCAAGTCGCCAGAAATAAAAAGAGCCAAACCTGAAATCAATTCAGATCTGGCCTCTTCGTTTGTTGTTAGGATATCAAACATTGTTATTTCATTTTTTTGTTCATTCGTGAACTGATTCCACGGGTTTTCTATCTTAGTTTCTACTGAGATATCCGTGAAATATTTTTCTGGGGTATACAAAAATAAAGTCAATACTCGCTGATACTGGTTGTAGCCTATTTTTAAAACATCTTCAAGAAAAGGGGAGTGGATACGGCCAACACCACGAACCATGACCCCATAAGGGCTGATATGGTCTATATAATTTAATCGAATCATCGCCTTGCCCTCCGAAAAGTTCCAACACGATAAACGAGCATACGACCATAATAAGGTAGCGCTGGTTTATAAATACTGCTACCCATCCATTCAAGTGGACCGATTCCAAACTCAGCGTTGCCATTCAGGATTTTATCAACATCACTTACAAGTATGTCGATGCGTGTTCCTGCTTGTCCTTTGCGGCGATAAGTCTGCATGAGATCTTTGCTGCAATACGCGAACACATAAATCGTCATGCTGGTAATCGAATCACCGTTTGTTTCTTCCGGCACTACTTCAACGCACAAAAACGTCTTAGAATTTTCCTGCGTGTCGGGAACAAACTCATATTTGAACACGCAGCCGCCCTTTCCTGACCCGTCCTTACCAAGCAGAGCAGTTTCAGGATCTTCAATGTTATCAACGTCCCCCAGAAGGACATCGAGAATGTTTTCATCGTTTATCAATTTCGATACGACTTTATTTTTGAAAGAACCAATCTCTTCCAGATTCATATCAGATCACCTCCAAATCGACGTTTGTGGTTAATTTACCTGACTGAACTGTTAAAGATACAATGGTTCCAATCAGCTTAGGGTTATCAGCGCAAACTACTTTACATTTTGCGCTAGACACAGAATCAGCCGCGTTTTTAAAGTGAATCTCGTCCGGAACATGGTCACCCTGTAAAGTCCAGGTTACCGTCTCGCACGTTTCTCCATCTATCTTTGCTGTAAACAGCTTGCCGAAGCCTCCGGTTTGAATTGTTGGCGCTCCAGTAAAATCAATGCTAAGAACATATTCTGGCGTATCTTCCACTGGCGGATATACAATTTCGGGTGGTATATCTTCTGTGTCTTCAACGGGAACATAATCGCAAATCATCTTTTCCGCGTTGTCCGTCTCTGGATTGTAGAGATCTTGCTCAACGTTGAAAGAGAGGAACCCGACTTGTTCGCCATTGTAATCAATACGACTCGTCATCTGGTCAATTGAAGTGATGCGGTATGTTTTTGGCACACCGTTAATAATTTCCAGCATTAGCCGCTTACCGATGTTAAGGTTGGCAGAATATTTATCGAAGGGCATCTGAACACGAAATTCGCGTGTAGAGAAACTCATCAGTTTGTTTTCTTCCAGATTTGAATAATACGGCTTTTCAACTGTAGCCCACAAAGAATGAATCTCATGAGAATTATCGTCTTGCCATTTTATTTCCTTTCGACAAATCTGAATACGCCCACGCACTGTAATCTCATCTTCTGGGTCTCTTTCTGTAATCAACCAGTGACTCTTGCTCCAATAGACAATGCTTCCAATAGAGAAATCTTCGCCCGGCAGAGTATGAATGATCTTTTGATCCATAACAGTTGAAGAGATAATGTTTAGTTTGCGAGGCACATTATCGATTGTCACATCCTTAAAAGATGGTTGCACAGGAGCCAGCTTATTTTGGTCGTGAATTGATTTGTTAATGATTCTGTCACGTTGGGTTAGTCCATTGAGATTAAGCATTTTCCTATATTCTGATCGAGTCATAAGCCACCGCCTTACTCAGTTAGCTCGGAAACTTTGTTTACTCTAAACGAGTAGCCATTCATCTCGGCCCTTAGCTTCCTCTCTGACTGTTGCAGTAAGTCCTTCATCTGCTCAAGAAGCTTGGCAGGGGAGAACATAGAAAAATCTTTTGTACTCATGGCGTTTTTCAGCGCGTCGGAATTGTAGACATAGGGTTCCAACCAATGTACGATCATACTTAGGGCGAGAATACTCTGTTCCTTGCGAGAAAGAGTAATATTAAACTCCTCAAGCTCTTCGTCGTAATCTGTCAAATCTTTGATACAGATGTCATCGAAGTCGTCAATTGCTGCTTGAAGCAAATCTTTTTCGACGGCTGCAAACATTTCATCTGTATAACCCTCTTTGTCGTAATCCTTGATTCGCCCACGACAGCGGGCATAGATACTTTCAAAAGTGGTTGCCATAGCCCGCCTCCTTTATTTAGATCGAATTCTCTAGGTCAACAGACAGAGAGTCTTCCAGTGCTTTGATAGCGCTGCGGCTGTCCAACTTGCCATTTTCGATTCGCTTCTTCGCTTCAGAAGTAATGGCGTCTTTTGTTCCACCGGGCAGAGTCGGAACAACCTTCTTGATCTCTTCAGCTGGCATTGTGAACACGTCCTCAAAATCGTCAGTTGTCAGGCTGTTTCTGTAATATCGTTCTACGCCCAGTTTTTTAATAACTGCGGGATCATCAATCAAAATCCAATTCTCCTCAAAGAATCGCCGCTGATTGCCGCGCATTGAAACGAGCTCCCGGTATTCCAGTTCCTGAATATCGCCAAACTGATCCCACTCAACGGTATAGCCTGGATTCAACAGAGACTTGTAGATCAATGTGCCGGCAGTACCATTTCTGCATTCGACCATCGTATCGTTTGTAATTTCCACAGCAGGGGAGACAGTCGTATTTTCAATGGCTGCTTTTGATGCAGTGGTTCTTGTAGTAGCACGTCTTGCCATTTGTTCCTCCTATTTAATAAGAAAGCGACGGAATATATTGCTCCGCCGCTATTGTTCGATTTAATTTATCAGTTAGGACAGCTTGTAAGCGCCGAAGTCACGATCAAAAATAACGGCCAGGCCGCTACGCTTGATCATCAAGAACTCCTGGCTCATATCAGCATTATCCATGGGGTTGCCCATCAGCATGGTAACATCGCCCTCGGTAATGCGCTTAATGGGCTTGGTATCGCCAGCAAACACATACAGAGTCTTGTCATCCAGAATGAAATTGTCAGTGCCAGTAGCCAGACGCTGCTTAACACGGATCAGCTGAGTACCAGCGAACTTGCCATAGTAACCCATATTGTACAGATCTTCACGAGCAGAATCAGAGACTTCGGCAGTCTTAATCTGGCGCAGAGCCTTCTGGGTGCCAATGATCACAGCAGTCTCGCCAGTAGAAGCCTCAACGTGCTCGATCAGATCCAGCATCTTGTCCTCATCAAAAGAACCAGTGACAATATAAGGAGCCTGCAGCTTGCTGAACATGCTAGTGAACTCTGCGTATGCCTCATCCAGTTCCAGCTTAGTGAAAGACTTACCGACTGTATCAACAAACTTGTTAAAATCAATTCGACCAGCCAGGACGCGGTTCAGTTCCTCATAAATCTTGACGGCACGCAGTTTGGTGCTGACAGCGATATCCATGCCGCCTTCCAGACGCTGACGACGAATGCCCTGGGTGCCCTCAGCGATATCAGCAACAGCAAACAGGCACTCCTTCTCAATGTGGAACAGGGGACTATCACCCAGAGAAGTGTTACGGTCCTCAACCATATTCATGAAGAACTCATCGCCCTTCAGACCTTCCTCATGGATAACATTCACCAGTTCCTCAACGATTGCAAAGACGCCGTTGCACTTGCCATCACGAACATCCTTCCAATTCAGCTTGGTGCTGCCATTATTGGCCTCGACCAGAGCCTTACGCAGAGCTTCCTGAGTGTCGCCAACAGAATACTCACCAGCAACGTGACCCTTGTAGCCATCGACAGCCAGCTTGATCAGATTAGAATCAATAGCCATAATATAAACCTCCTAAACAAAATAAGGCCGCCCGATAAACGGACGGCTTCATGTTAATTTCATATACTTCGGGATCACTTCAGGGTGATGTAGAAATACTCGTACTTGCCCTCGCCAAAACCGGTAATATCCTTGTCGGTAATAGTGCCGAAGGTAGAAGCGTCAGCGGTGTCCTGAACCTTCGCCTTGGTAGAATCAGCCACGAAGCCAACATACTTGCCAATAGCGGGAGTGCCATCGAATGCTTCGGCAGTCACAGAATAACCGCCCTTGGAATCCAGTGAATAGGCACGAATAATCTTGCCAGCCGGATTGACCCACTCCTTCAGATAGTGAGCGACGGTCTGATCATAGAACAGTTCCTCTTCTGCAATAACATACAGGTCTTCCTTGACAGTGGTCGCAGTGGGAGCGGTAGCCTTATAAGCCTCACGACCCGCTTTCTCACCCAGAACGACGATGTTACCATTGTCGATCTCGGCGGTAGCGTCGCTAGAATAGAAAATCACACTTGCCAGCTGCTCACCATTCTTGGTGCCACCCAGATTATCAGTGCGCACAACAGCATGCTTAGTATTTGCCATAATTATGTACCTCCTAAATTTTTGAATTATTACTTACCGAGATAGTGCTCCATCAGACCACCATACACGGCATTATCTGAACCGTTCTGGGTGCCACCCACTCCAAAGCGGACAGTTCCTTTGTTGTTTGTATTGGGAACATAAGAAAATTCTGCAGACAGACGACCGACTAGCGCATAGCACTTGGTTTCCAGATCGGCATAAGAAATCTCCTTATTCTCCTTCAGTGCGGTATATTCCTCATTAGCGCCCAGCTTTTCATCCATAATAGAGAACAGCTCATCACGCTTAGCTTTATCTGCCGCAGCGGTTGCCTCAGCTTCGGCTTTTTGGTAAGCCTCTAGCTTTGGTTTGATTTCACTAACTTCATTAGCTGCTTCAGTAAAACTCTTGGACAGTTCGTTGATCTTATCGGTCAGAGCGGTAAATGCAGCAATAGTGCCGGGCATCACATCGCCCTCGTCCCAATCCTCATAAGACACCTTCTTACGCTTAGCGTTTTCGAAGTCCAGAACAACATTGTCACCGTTCATGGAGTATGGAATACCCATCAGCTTATAAGTGGAGTAATCCATAACGATAACCTCGTTATCCTGAATATCGTTCATCCAATAGCGGGGAACCATATATTCGGGGTCCCACTTGGAGGGGGTCTTCTGTTCAGCCAAAATAGAGCTAACCTCGTCGGTCAACTGCATAATGGTCAGAGTAAATTCCTGTGCTCCGGCGGGTTCGCCTTCGACTGCCGGTGCTGTATTTTTAGTCGGAGCAGGTTCGCCCTCATTCTCATTTGTCACGGTATTTTCAGCCGCAGGAATCTCATCTTCGCCCTCTACCGAAATAGTATTCTCGGCGGTCTGGACATCGGGCTCCTGTACTGCATTTTCTGCCGGAGGAGTCACGGTTTCGGGATTATCGACTACGGTATTTTCAGCCACAGTCGTATTTTTCTCGTTTTCATTCATCGGTTTTATATCTCCTTTCTCCTCATCGGATGGATTTTCATTTTGTGCAGAATAGTTCTGCTGAAGAGCTTGGTACTCATAGAGCCGCTCTCGAATTTGTGATGTGATATCGTCAACAGAGAACTGCGCCGTAATACAGCTGCCGGTCATAGCAGGCTGAATCTTCGGGTCAGTGGTAGACATAATACAGAAACCATCAAACTTAAAAGAAGAGACAGGTGTGTTTCCGTCTCTATCTTTGGGGCCACATACCATGTCTGTCAGTTCGACGCTGTGGTTCTTTATTACATCGCGAGTAAAAATATCCACCGGATCACCAAACTTTGTCCAAATCAAACCATCGACACGCAGATATTCACGCTCAGTGCCGGTACCGTCGTCTTTGATAATCCAGCGCGGATTGCAAGACTCAGGAATCACACCATAGGCTTGACCTGCGTACATATATTTGACATCGTTATCTGTAACGCGCAGCTCGTGCTCATGTCCCTTGAAATCTTTTTCTTCGTCATCCAATTCATCGACAACGTAACCCAAAATTGGCATATTAGCGATAGAAGAAATCGCTTTGTTAATGGTGTCTTTGGTAAAACTTGTTCGATTTTTATTCGCACCTGTGTGCATCACATCAATATAGACATCAATGAAGCGAAAATCAGAAGTTTCATATTCATTCTTCTTTGTAAAAGAAATTGGATATCGTTGATTCAATCTGATTTCACCTCCTTGTCAGCAAAATAAAAGCCCTGGCGAATCGCAATTTGCAACTCAGCCAGAGCATTTTCAAATATGGTATCATTGATAAATACATAATTGTTTGGTGGGTCCTTTCTCAACAAGAGAGCCCCGTGTTCCACTAAAAAGTTGGCCATCCCGGCGGCGTGAGAGCCATGCACAATGATTTCAAATATTTCTTGTTGCATTTCACTCCTCCTGTCTATCGGCAGTTACATTGCCAGCATCGGACAAGCCTTCGCCCTTGCTTGCATTTGTTGGACGTCCACCTTCGTCTCCTGCCACTGCGCCGGATTGAGTATTTGAACTGGTAAGAGGCTTTTCGGTGTTGCCAAGACCAAGAATCTCATTCTCTAAATAGGTCATATTCTCATAGTCCGTACCAGCATAGCCAGCAGTTGCCAGTGCAGCGGTTCGTGTTGGTATTCCGTAGGTTGCATCTTTCAAATATCGTTCGTGCATCTCCGCAATATTAAAATGTGTTACAGGTAAGAAGTTGATGCGGAACTTATAAGAACTAGACACGCTTTTCAGTTTTCTATTAACCCATCTCTCTAATTGTCGCATAACAGCAAACACGATTTCCTGGTCGTTTACAGTACACAAATTTAGTGTAGAAGCAGACGGATCTTCGCCACCGCCAAACAGAATTTTATTTACACCTGCTTTAGTAAAGAATGATGCTTCTGCATTTGCGACCTCGTCTGTATCACTATTGACACCGCTGCGATCGAAATTCCAATCAGTGAGCTTCATTGGGGTCAAAATTGCACCAATATTCGGTGGCAATACGTTGCTCATCATATCGTAGAATTCTTTTGCAGTTTCGTAGTCAATTAAAAAAGAGCCATCGTCTTCGTTGAGCGGAATCTCCATAGCTAAAGCTTTATAGTTGTTCGTCTCACTGGCATTCTTACTGATTGCACGATAGTCTTCGATGTCTGCCAAAGCACTAAATAGGCTCACAAACGGAGGGATAGGAATATAATCATGCTCGTTCACTTTAATGCAAATCGATTTCGTGCTGTCCAATTCTTGCCATTTATACAACTGTGTATTTGTCTTATATGTGTTATACATCGTCTGGAATTCAGGCGGATAATTCGGCAGTTTATCTGCATTCGAGTCAAAGTATGAAAAATTGAATGCAAAATTGTATACGCCATCCTCAATGCTGCTGATTTTACAATAGTCAGCATCAAGATTTTGGAATGCAACGCTGTCTTTTGTCTCCCACTCGTAGCCGTAGTAAACGTCGTCACGGAACGCGATCGTAAACATCTTTGTTGCTTCGTGCGGTAAGTTCATCAATTCAACAGCAGCCACACTAGAGTAATACGCCTTCTTAAATTTATTATTGTTGATCGTCTTGGACCGGTCTAAGCCATATGGGACAATCGTATAAGAAAACGTAGACATATTCGCGAAATATTGAATCAGCCGACGATAGTAGTTCGAGATATTAAACAAGTATTTGCTCATATTTCGAAGTTGCTTTTCGTAGCTGGCAGGGTTGCCAAGATACGTGATAATCTGGTCCTTCGTATATTTTGTATATGTCGGATTTGTCTCTGATGTTGACTCAAGATTACGAATACCAATTTTAGATAGATTGGCATAAACACCCTTTAGCAAATCAGAATATGTAATATAAGAAGTATGGCCGTTTTTAGGATTTGTGACGGCCACCTTCTGATCTTTTTTGTCAGCCATTACAGACCTCCCTTCTTTAATACCGGCGCACGGAAGTTAAAATCAAGGAGCTTTGGTTTATTGTGCCGCTTCTCCAAACCACGTTCAACCTGTTGCGCGATATAATAGTTATAGGACAGGGAAGAGTAACGGTCTTTACGACATCCTGATTTTTCCTTGACCTTGATTACATTGTTTACTGTCTCATATCCAAGATTGACAAGTTCGTTCACTGCAAGACCAGTATTGATATACGGCATTTGCAGAGCGGCTCGTTCACTTGGTGACATTTTATCGTAGCCTTTGTAAAGCTTTCGGAGCTGATCTTCGCAGCCATACTCGCTTTGTAAAAGGTGGATTCGCCCCTGTTGGAAACCACTACGTAGACCAATAGCAACATCACTGTTGAACTGAGAGCTGCCCATGATGGCCCAAATGACCTTCTTGGCTGTTTTATCAGAGCATCGATCCGCAATTTCGGCATTATTACAACAACTGATCGCAGAATACGTTTCACCAGTTTCGGGGTCGTAGATGTCACGCATCAATAAATCAATCAACGGGATACCAACGGAACGAGCATCAATCCCAAGGTAATCGCAATTGAAATAATCGAAATAGCGACGCAATTTTAATGCTTGATCTTGAACGCTCATACCTTCAACATTCTCAGAGTAAACAAAATTACTGGTATAACGACCTGATTTATTTGGTATCATACAATTGAGGAAGATGCTGGTCGCGTCGTTATCATTTTTCTTGGAACTCATCAGTGCGATATCGGCGGTCAGAATGCGGATCTCTCCGTTTTTCTTCTTGGGGACATCTGTTGCAGTAGGTGAGAGCACAATATTTGGCGCGTAGTATGCTTTTTCAATAACGCGAGTTTTATTGATATCATCGAACTGGAATAGTCCACCTTCGGTAGCTCCAAGCCACTTACATTCGTTTTCCATAGCGAACGTCAAATCGGAAAAACTGGATTCAGACATCTCGTCTTCGATAGCCTCTTTGAGAAGTAGCCCACTTTTGATTGACATCTGATAAGGGAAAGAAACACAATAGTATTTTTTATTTTGATCAATCATGTTGACAAAATAATCCTTGCACTTCTCATAACTCCAGTGGTTTTGGAACCATGCAGAAGTAAGATAAAATTCTTTGTTTCGTTCAGCCAGGTGCTCATATTCCGGTTTATTAAGATAGCCAGGATGACGAACAATATTTAGAAACTTTTTCAGAATCAGATCGATAACATCTTTAGAAAGTAAGCGATACTCATCACAGACAAGAACAGTGGCACGAGAACCGCGCGAACTATCATTTGCAGTGACAACTTTGATATAGCTACCATTCTTAAACAAGATTTCTGCCTTCTGATTATTGATTTCCCATTTTTTTATTTCTGATCGCAGCAATGGACTGTTTGGATATATTTCCTTCATGATTTTCTCATCAAGGATATTTATAGACTGCGTTCGAACTTTACACGCGATACATACTTTGCTTTCTGGCCAAAGAATACAGGTAATCACACAAAATACGGCAGTTAAAAAAGACTTTCCAATGCCGCGGGCAGCGATGAATGTAAAGCCTGTGCATCGGACCATCAAAAATAAAAGCAACTGCTGAAATGGTTTTAAGTTTAAATTCAAACAGTCTTTTGCGAATCGCTGCGGATTGGCCCTATAGAACGAACACCGAACGGCAACAGTATTCATTATCTTTTCTGATTTCGAATTGGCGACTTCTTTATCTGTCAATTTTCCCTTACTCAAGACGAACCACCGCCTTCGCCAGGACCGAAAATCGTCTCTCGTAAACTGCCGTCAGCCGAGTCATCTTCAGTAGTCGATGGTTTATGAGCTGTGTATCTTTCCATTTCTTTATCAAACTCTTCTTGATAAGGATTAGGCAGATTAAACATCTTCAATAGAGTACCTAATACCCACACCCTAAAATACTTGCCGATACCGTCTACATCTTGCCATTCGGGTGCTGGTTCTGGGATTGGTTCTTCTTCTTCCCATTTTTGAATCAGTGTTCCAAATGTGTTTGTTTCGGCAAGAGTATTGTCGTTTGTTTGATTCGGCTTCACATTGGCGGAAGTCATTAGATTCTGCAAGTTGTCATTTGCTTCCTTGATTTTTTTTGTATCGCCAGTCGCATCTGCTTTTTCACAGTTGAGTTCTGCTTTCGCAATTCGCTTAAACAAAGTCTCTTGTGGCACAGTTTTACATTCTTGACGTGTGATCCAATTTTGATAGTGATCCTCAAGAAATAAATAATCCTGCTCATCCAGACCAGTCCCCCAGAATTTTCTCATCTTCAGAGTGACCTTTGTTCCCTTGGTATCGCCGGCAGCAAGTGCGTCCTTTTTCTTCTGGTCGATTACATCATCATAAGATTTATCTGCATACTGACGTATATTAAGACGTCCCATATAGGTGTTGATTTTTAAAGCAGATGCCACAGAATGTTCTGAAGCGTCAAGCAATTTATCATTTACATAGGTATCGAACATCATAGCCAGACGGTCAATCGCTTCATCTTCATCGTTGTACTTCTTAACATAAAACTCAAACATCTTCTCACGGCACTCATTGCACCACGGGAGGTATCCGTCATTACCCATATACCATTGACTCTTCGTTTTTGAGAAATTACCTTTGCGCACGTCATAGATTTTTCCGCAACACATACATTTGCCACCACTCCAAGAGGGCGGAACTTTAATGCGCGGTTGTTTTTTTTCAACGGCAGTTCTGGCCATAGTTCTTCACCACCGTTCCATCGTCTAACATGTTGTCAAAGCGATACTTCAATTTATCCCACAGTTTCAAGATTTCATTAAGTTTTTGTGTTTTGCGGAATTGTGTATATACAGAACCCGTAGATGGGTGTTCACCAATTTCTTCATATCGATATCCCATAGCTCGAATAAATAAAGCCATGCGATAGGAATAGCAGTAGAAGTAATCGCCTCCCAAATCTTTTATAAATTTTTCTTCCATTTTTTAAATTCAGAACCCTCCTCTTCAATTTGATTTCATGGGTACAGGTATGCGAGTCGAACGCATCTGTCTCAGCTTATGAGGCTGGTCAGCACACCGGCGCTGTCACCTGCGACATATAAAAACGCCCCAGGCATATAGCCCAGAGCGTCTAAAAATCTATTAAATTACTATCTTTGCTGGTTTTTCCAGCTTTACGTCATACAGACACGTCAAACCGTCATCATCAATTACGGCCACAACCTGCTGCGGAACATCATTCTTACGGATACCAACGGCATAACTATCAGTGCCGCACACGCAGCCACTCTCAACGACCTTTGTGCCATGCACTGTGGTTAACCCATTCGTATGCCGATGACCCAAAAATACCATGTCGATAGGCTGTTTTACCATCATGGTTAGATGCTCAACGACGTTAGCAGGGGAGTCCTTATCTCCATGTGCATACATCACAAGGCTATTCCTGGCTTTAAAACCGCCAAAAGTCGGATCAAGCTTTTCTGTTTTAACATCAATACCAGCCAGATTCTGCAGCCGTGCTTTCATGTAGAACGGGATCAGTGCCTCTAGCTCGTCACCAGCGACCTGCTCCTCCTTGTTAGGGAAGACCCGTGAATGATTGCCACTTACTGCGTACACGTCAATATTCCTGCACACTTCATATAGCTCGGCTACAAAATTACTCACAAGTTCTGCAGCTGTCATAACCTGTTCGATACTGTTTTCGTTGTTTTGTACGCGGGTATTTACATGGATGTGCCCGTTAATTAAATCGCCCAGTAACAGTACGTGGATCTTCTCAGCTGCATGACGCGCTATGATGTTAAAAATTTGAGCCACATAACTTTCTAGCCGTGCCTTCAAAATCTCTTTGTCGAATTTATTCCATGCAGAATCAATACCGGCACCAGTATGTAAATCGGACAAACACACGATCACGTCGTGATTACTATGCTCGTACTGTACGACATTCAAGAAATCGTTCTTATCATACGGAACTACAGTCTTGGCAATCAAATCTCGAATAGACTCAGCACGAGCAACATCCCGATAGATTTTATTAGCTGCAGCTCGTTCGTCTCGTACTTTTACTTGTTCCACCTTGATTCGTTGAACTTCAGCCGACAACTGATCTTGATGTACATGTTGCAAAGCATAATCATAGCCTGCTCGCCACGATCTGTATTTCTTACGATATGTACACTCACCATTTTCATAGCCAGTGGCATCATTTAGATACTCTGCAGCCTTCTCCCATGTTAGCTGTCGCTCATCACAGGCAGTTCCAATACGTAGCCCGTATTCATCAAGTGATTCATCGTCTCTCTTTTTGAATTCGTCCATTCGACACCTCGTTAAATCTCGAAGTTTGAAATGGTTCGCTGAATTCGATTCAGCTCACGCAGTGCTTCTTCAGCTTCAACATTGCCAGGCAACTGAGTGAGAACAGATTTGATTTCTTCTGCATACCACTTGTGAGTTGTTCGAGTAATATGAACATTGGGAATAACCTTGCGCAGATAAGTGGCTTCATTCTTAGTAATTTCAATCATAAATATAAATACTCCTTTTTAATTTAAATGGAAAGAGTTATACCCTTTCATATATTAAGAAAACAAAGTTCATTTCGTGCATCGCGTTACTTTTTTCTGATTTTAGCCAATCTTGCCTTCTCTTTTTTAATCGCACAGTCTTTACAGTACAAACTAGCATTTGGCTTTTGCGATATATATTGTGTACCGCACACCGTACAGTAACATTCTTTCGAATTAAATAATTCTCGTACCACAGGGCTAAGATTCAGTCGATTATTTTCAAGCGTCACATTAAACGTGTACGCAATAACGTCATTTTTATCAAGTGAATAATTTGGATATGTATATAAACAACCAATATCGTCCGTGCTTGTCCTATTCAATAGGAGATATACGTCTGATAATTCCCGCATCCCTCGAACAGTGTTATATCCATCGTCCCAGTTTGGCCCACTGCAATATGTGATTTCTGTTTGTTCCTCAAAACATCCACCGAATCGCTTCATTTTGAATTCTGTATCTAAGGCTACCATGCTGGTTCCATATAGTCGGCAAAAGAAGATGATTCCAAATAAAACTCTGAGCTGTGCCCAATTGATATGATATCGGCGTCGCGCCTCGGTGATATAATCCAGATCTTTTTGATAAAGAACTACTTGATGTACGTCAAGTATTGGTGCGTTGTTTTTACGGCCACGACTGAACATCTGAATCAAGTGACTGCGATCATAACTGACAGACTCTGGGTTGCGCATTCGTTCATAATAGATCGTGGCACATTCAATAGGGGAAAGGGGTGTCCGCTTTAATAAATTCCGCAGCATTAAGTTTGATTCATGATAGTCCTGCCAGTGCTCAAGTAGCATATTTTCATTGCAATAAAATGTCGTATATGCCATTTAACCTCCTATTATAGATCATGCGTAAATATAATTTTTGATACCAATATAGACGAAGATGAAAATACTTTTCTATAAACGAAAATGGTATAGCTCTCCAATATGAAATTAACGCGGCCATATCCATTTTTATATATCCTCCCAGCCCACAGATTCATGAGCGAATTTTTGAATACGTTGTGCTTCGTCCCAGCTAAACATCATCTCACCGCAATTCGCACATTTCATGGCGGTGACATTTGAGACTTCGAGTTCCTGTCCCCGGCAGTGGAATGTATATGTTAGTCCATTTGTCAACGTCATGGTCCCACCACACTTTGGGCATTCCATCTGCTGCGGAGCTTCCTCCTGTTTTGGTTTCTTCTTTTTGAATAGATTAAACATGATAAACTCCTTTGTTACTTTACTCTTGCTTCATAAATTTTCGGCTCGGCCAGACTATATCTCTGGCCAAGGTACTCATACTCACCGTTTGAATCATGGACTGGTAGCTGCACAGGAATAGGTTTGATATTTTCAACCACGCCAGCGCCAGCCATATGCCATAGGAACTTTTTGAACTTATTTGGATATTTCTCATAGCAAAGTACAACTAGAATGTTGGCAAGTTCACGTACATCGGGGCAGATCAATTTACATTTATTACGGTACATGTTGTAGATTGCCTGCCAGTTTGTCTCATAGGTTTTAGCTTCTTCTTTCGTGATTTTATCCTTAAGGTCGTTCTTATAGAGCTGCCAATTGCGACATTTCTTTTCGAATTCAAGTTGCTGTTTACGGTATTTGTTAAAATCTAAGAAGATACCCTCAATCTCATCAAATACAGCCTGATCATAGCCTACGGCGTCGTCAAACATTATGTGCCAATCAAAGCTGCCAGCCGGTTCTTTACGCCAACGAACTCCACGTTCCCAACGTTCCAAGCTCATACAAAGTAGATTCATGTTGCTGTGCGCTTTGCTTAGATTGTGAAGCCGTGCATAATAGGGACCGGCATACTTCATGAAATAGGGAAGTGGACGGCCGTAAGCAGCTACGTTGCGTGGAACTGGATACAATACTCCTGTCTTGGCATAATCAATAGCCTTTCCGTTACAAATACTCAGCAGCGAAATATTATCATGATAAAGCTTCTTCGTCTTCTCCATCGTCGGAACCTTGTTGTGATAAGCAGTTGCATAGTTGGAAATCTCGCCAATTGAACTCTTTAAGCCACGAATGGTACAAGCGACTTTGTTTTTTACGGTGTCACATTCTGCAAGCGCCGTGATCTTATCTTCTGTATCGAGCGTAATTGCTAGGTTGTCAGGTACCCCACTCATCATCAATGGATTATCGATAATTAAAACCAAGTCGCCGTCAAAATCACTACCGTTAAGCCTGGAAGCCACGATGGATTTTATATTTACCATTGCAACGTTCTGAAGGTGACTGCAATACTTGCGAGTGTATTCGTTATCTACAGCCTTTGCCTTCACATGTTCAGCGACTGAAATATGCGGATTGCGTTCGATCAATCGGTCTCCACACATTACACCACGACGATCAAAACTGTAGAATTCACCATCTTCAAGGCACCCAGTTACAGGAAGACCGCCAATATGCTGTAACAGCGCGATAAGGTCTGGTGCCCAGAATTTGAAAGTCGCATTCATCCAAAGTCGACCGCACTTCATCTCATTACGGTATTTATCGAGCAGAGAATGGATATAATCCTTAATCGACGGCTCTTTTACCATTTCAGGGTTGCGCAGAGCAGCAGCCATATAGTGATTCATTGGGTCATTGTTTTCAGCAAGCAAACCTAAGAAACAATAGGTGTAAATTGGATCGCCTTTAACAATATTCTCGTACCAGATAATACTGTCGTCTGCGAGGTGCTTAAAAGAATCATTATCAAGCTGCAGATCTTGAATAACCTGATAATTGCTGCGAGTTGAAAGAGGCTCCTGTTCTAATGTGAAATTCCACTTTGCAACACCAATACAATTATCATATTTTTTGAAAAGTTCCCAATATCGTTCCCAGTCAGAATATGTACCAGTTTTTTTGAAATACTTCAAGCCCTTATACATTGACGCGGTGATAATAATCATCGGTTCGCTGCCAGGGGTCACATCATATTCTATACCCCAGATATCTTTGATTTTAGTTACTCCATTTTCTTCAAAGAAACGTTCATAGTCAATTTCATGAAGACAGCCTTTAATGTATGGAGCCCGTAGAATTAGACTATTCATTCGTTCTGAAGTTCCAATTCGTCTTTCAAATTCACGCATAATACTTGGGTGACAAATACCTGCGCCATCGAAGGCATTGATATCAATATCGACAGTCTTTGTGGCAATGTCTTTTTGCGTCCAAGTACGCTCCTTGCCGGTTTTGCGATCTTTAAAAGTAACAGTTTTATCAATCAGATATTCGATCCACTGATTCTTTATTGTCGTCATGTAGTCAGGGACAACAATCATTTTGGGATACCAGTTTTCAAGGCAATGGCAACTACTTAGCATCAAACCACGATAAGCATAATATTTACTCAAGACAGTTGGCGTCTTAGAAAAATCAAGTTCCATGCTAACACGCCGGTCCAACTCTGGATAAATATGCCGCTCCACAAAACTGAGCATGCTTTGGCGGACCATACTGGCACTACGTTCACAGAATAAATATTGTTGTCCATTAAATTTGAAACCATGTTCAACCAAATGATCTATAGCAATAGGATTGTTTTGGCCACCCGTTGCATCAACGAAAATAATAAATCGCTGATATTTACCGTAATCATCTGAAATCAAACGGATCTGTCGGAACAGCATGTCGTCACCTTGCAGCACCATATGCTGTTCCAATTCTTCCTTACTTAACTTGAAGTTGTATCCATGGGTAACAATATAGCTTAGGGTGAATTTCAAAACAGAATATAGTGGAGGTGAAAACATCTTACTGTATATACTCCTTTTATTTCATCAGATTATTAAAATGGTCCCCAAAGTGCGGATCGTCATCGTCTCCGCCGTCAATATCATCGTCATCTCCATACATGATCTCGTCGTAACTTTCTAAGCATCTGCTAATAAAAACAACCAAGATCGGAGTGATTACCAATGCTGTGAATAGTACGCGCCCCAGAATTTGATATGTAAGTACGAATATCACAAGCATTTCTGCCATTGTAAATATCCAATCAACAAAATCAACTGTTCCTAAAGCACCAGCAACAAGCACCATCAGCGGTATAGAGTGAATACGGATCTCAGCGATGTCATCCTGCGGCACTTCATCTCTTTTTGGTTCCTTGTCCATAATGCTTTGCCTCCTTAATCTTCGTCGCCCCAACGATCATACTTCCGTGGCTTGCGCCGTTCAGACTGTCGCTGTCTCTCATCGCTTTCTTGCGCTTTCTCGATTTCTTGCATAAATTGGTTTTCGATCATACGCTGCTTACGGGCCTCACGCATATATGTGCTTTTTGAAATTTTGTCACGCTTGCGATCACTCATCGTCGGCATCCTCCTCGTCGTTTTCGTAGATATCACTCAAGCCATACATCTGATGGTATAAATATCTGGTAAGAGCTGGCGTCATGGGTGTTCCATCATCCATCCATAACGTTTCTTCAAGATCGGCGTCACATACGTTCTCTTGCCATTCTGCGTATACCTGCATAGCGTAAATAAGCTCTTCAACAGTCACAGGATAATTATTTGCGATCTCATAAGCTTTACCCATAAACTCAATAATCTCACCAAGTGTTACGGGATATTTTGAATCATCGTTCATATAAAACCTCCTTATAACAAAGACTCACAATAGCAAGGTCCTGTCAATTTATCTATCTTCTTCTGCAATTCTTCTATTTTTAGTTCAAGAACTACAAGATCTTGTTTTGTTGCTATAGTATCAAATGAACTATTTGCAGCGGACCATGTTTGATCTGGGTTACAATTATAAAATCCAGGATCGATATCGTAACCGGTTAAGAACATTTTTACCTCCTATCATAATAGACTTTCACAAATACAAACGTTTGGATTTAATTCTTCGTCTACCAGATCAATATATCTGTCGTATATTTTTTCAGCTAGAGATCCAGTGATTTCCCGCTCATCCCCGTTGTGTTTTAAGATTATCTTTATTGACGTTGACGGTTTTATGAATCCTGAACTTTGTTCTATATGCTGCCGTATTGTTTTATCTGCTTCGAATCGAAAACTATCGAATTCTATATTTGATTCTTTTTCAATCTCACCATGTAAGCGTAACGCAGCTCGCTGAAAGGCTTCATCGTGATCATATTTGTTAATAGTATTTTTCATAGCAAACTCTCACAATAACATTCGGTTCTGTCTAATAATGCTTCTTGGATTATTTCGTCAAGGCAATTTGGATCAATACATGTATTCTTAAAACAATCAAAGTTATTTCTGTACATCAACTGACCAATGCCAATTGTCCGCATTTTCATAGCCTCGGAAATGTATCGTGCATCTTCTTCACCATACACTATTACAAGCTCTTTGAAATATCCAGTTATTGTTTCTGCAGAAAACATTTGATCAAAATAGAATGTTGTATACTGTACTCCAAATTTATCTTTATTAAATTGGTCGCGGAATTGAGCAATAGATTTGCAGATCGTAGTAACCTTGCGATGCTTCAGTGTGTCAGATAGACCATCATACCAATTGCAAACAACGTCGTATATTTCAGGTCTTACAAATAAAACTCTCATCTCTTGTATTTCCTCGTATTCCCTTAAAAACAAATCAATATTACGATGCGCTTCGTTGTAGATTCCGGTGCTAATAGCTGGCAGACTTTTCCATACAGTAAAATCAAAAACACTGTCGTTTGTTTCTCTTATAGACGTTATACTTGATCCGTTTTCAATTTTTATTATCTGTTCCATTGTGTTACACCTCACAGAAGTGACTCACAATAACACTCATCCTTCAGCCCATCTTCAGGATCATAAAAGGCCATCTTGTAGTGTGGGTAATATTCTATCCTGGCTCGATGCGTGTGCGATGTGCCTGATAAATCAATCCATGTTACATCTTCGTATGATGTTTTTAATACAGTGTCTTTATCTGGCAAAACGATAGTGGAGTCGCCTGAAAAATCAATAAAATCATCACTGTGAGGAATCGGAGTATCGTGATTCAAGTACAACCTAAGAAGTTGATTTATCTTTGGGTCCAATGTTACTTACGCCTCCCTTACAATAAACTGGCACAAACGTACTCAGTATTATTTTGTGACGTTGGCTTGAAAGCTACATCTGCAGGGTTATATGTACCAATAGAACAGGCAGCAATCGTGCGATATCCAACAACGTGTTTCATGCATTCATCTATATCATCGATCACAACTGGTTTTGTACTACGCCAAAAATATGTAACAAAAAGATCTCCGGCGTCATAGATTTTTATTTGTCGCCGACCATTCCACACTGCAACGTCAACTATAGCCGTGTGCTTATCAACATCAACACCGCAATAGATCAATTCGCCATCAGAAGCAGAACATATTTTTTGTATCGTATCGACAATGTGATTAAATTGATTTATCGTTGGCACAATAATGTCACAGTCATTTTCAATCGCGTATTTGCATATTTGATATGTGCGGCCACCGCCGCGTGGCGAAAATATTCGTTCCAAGTTTCATCGCCTCCTTTATAGTAAACTTCTGCATACACATTCATTATCGGATTCGGGATAATATGGAACAGGATGATCATATTGAACTACACGTCGATCTTCAGAGCAGTTTCCTGGATGAAGTATATGTCGTGGATGAAAACATAGGTCATAGCCTAGCTCCCATCGGAATCCTTGATAGTCGAACCAGACAGCATCTTGATTTTTACTCAGAGCATCATACAGATTGTTTATTACAGCATCGAATGTCATATGTTGAGATCTCCGTGTTTACACGGCCTCCGGTATCATCAAATTTGCACCGCGCTCTTTTACGAATTTGTCAATGAAGTATTGCTGTCCTTTCGGCGTGACCCGTGTTGTGTAGGAGATTTTCGCGTTGCCATACGCCGTGGTGAAGAGGGAAGTTTCAACCTCAAACAGCCCCATATCCATAGCTCGCTGCGTCGGCGTGTTATAGCGGTCTCCCTTCTGTGAGATGAGGTAACCGTTCTCGCGCAGATATCTGAACAAGCGATTCTGCCCAATATCACAACCGTTCTGCTTTAACAATGTAGCGAGGCTGCCAATGAGAATAGTCGCTTTGGATGCGCTGATTGCGTCTGCGAATTCTGCTTTTGGGATAAGTTCTGCATTTTTTGCCGTTAAGGCTGTGATTTGCTTTTTGCTTTCTTCAAGTTCTTCATTAGCGATCAAAAGTGCTTGAGATAAAATCTCTGTTTTGGATAACTGCTTTGGTTGGGTAAGCTGCTTCTCCATCTCATTGAATGCTGTGATGTATTTGAGTTTCCATTCCAGCGCTGATTTACCAGTAAACCCCATCACCAGCAGGCTGAAACCGTCCCGGTTCATCAGGTACATGGGGTACGTCTTGCCTGTCCCGGCGGTGTAGGTAGCTTCAAAGAACATGGAGGTCAGAGCGCAATTTTGCGCTTTGATATTCTCGATTGCGCGAAGCACGACTTTGTGCTCCTTACCGAAGTTTTCTGCAATCTGGCGGCTGGACACCACTGCTTCATTGTTTTTGACAGATAAAATAATGTCAGTCATATTCATTCTCCTACTGCATGCGCAGTGTTTTATTTTCAATCAAATAATTGTTCACATAGTTTTAAAGCTAGATCAATAATCCATTTGGCGTCATCATTACGTAGGATCTTGTAATTGTCGTCAATAAAAGCAAATACCGCTGGACCTTTTTCTTTATATAAATGACCTTCGACTCCACCTCTGCCGCCTACAAAATTCGTTAGGAAATCAGAATCGTCTTTTAAACCAAGTAGAAGAATATAGGTGTCAAAGTATCGTGACATCTTATAAGTCAAATACTCATCAATCGCCCAGAATGTATTCAAATTAGTTTCGTTCATTAGTTCCATGCGGATGTCCCTTATCAAATGGTATGATTAAATATCGATGTGTAGCAACACTGTTAAATTCTTTTCTCATCTGGTTCACTGTAGCCATGTTATCAAGATAAGAGGGGAGTAGTTCTTCTACGATTTGATAGGTCAAAGTATTAACTTGCACCCACTCACGCATTGTCATATTGCGGTGAAGCAGAGGGCGAATCATCTAATCAATCTGGTCGCGTATATAATCAATAGAAAAAGGATCGGCTTCGTGTAGTATACTCATTCTTTCTATGTACTTCTTGAATAGTTCTACTGTCCGTTCTGCTTCGGCTTCTCGATAGCGGTCACACAATTCTTTTGCGAGGCTATCAAGTGCGTCATAGTTCCATCCATCGGTAGGAGATAAGTAGTCCGCAACTTTCAGGCCGCTTATTTTTACTTCTATCATCTGGCACGGTTCCTTAGTCGAGTAGATCTGCCAGCTGCGCCGTTTCGCTGCGTTCTGTCTTTGGCATATACACGTAAGCAAAGTGCGGATTTCCAGTCAAAGCAGAAATTGCCTTGCGCATGCCGCTGTTATTTTCAAATACGGCCTCGTCTGTCTGCTTCAGATCACCATCAAGCCATAACATAGATCCTTCGCCTACGCGGCCAAGCAACAACTGGATGTGTTCTTTGGTCAGATTTTCTGCTTCTGATACTAGCAAGATAGCGTTCTTGTAGTCGCGCCCACGGATGAAGCCGAGATGAGCTACCTCTACTTGTCCGTTCTTGATCCAATACTCCAAGCCGCTCTCTCCACCTAAATGATCAGCAAGAGGTCCAGCGAATGAGGCTGCTCCTAGCTTTTCCAGTAGAGTACCAGGAAGTGCACCGAGTTCCTTAGTGTTTTTAACTTCGATGTTATTGCGAATCCAGATCAGCTTGTCAAACTTATGCTTCTCGATCATATCAATAGCAGAGGATACCATGAGCATCGTCTTACCACTGCCGAATGTACCAGCCAGCATCTTCACGGTGATATCGTCGTTCTGCAGCATATCAAAAGCTAGTCTCTGTTGATCGTTGCGGGGGCGGATGTCGCCAGTGAAGCGGTTACTTATTTTCTTATACTTAATAGGTACATAGCGCGAACCGTCCCATCGAATTCCAGCTGTATTGTCATCTGCGTCGGCATTTGGAATTAAGATATAGCCGTTCGTGGGAGTATCAAACAGGTTCTTCTGCTCGGCGTCCTTAGAGTAGGCCATCGCCAGCGCTTCCTCGCCACCGTCTTCTAGAGCAATCACGGTCCAGCCAGTGTAGTCATTGTTAGCCCCGCTGCGATCAAGAGATAGTTCACAGGGCAGTTTCATAACCCGCTGCGCAAGATTGAAGCAACTTAGGTCACTGGTAACAAATCGGAAAGAGTCAATCTCGGTTTTTTGCTTTCGATAATCTTCAGTCGTTACAAGAGATCCTACATCACAGACTTCTCCCCACGTTTCGTCCAGTTTGTTCTGCAGCTCATTCAGATACCATCGGGCAGCAGCCATAATCGTTCCGTCGTTGTTATCTTTAACTGGGACACCGTCTAGGATCGAGAGCAGCTGTGGATAGTCAATAGATACTACCGTATACGCTGTGGGATGTTCGGCAAGCAGGCGAGTGACGGCGCGGGCTTTAGCTTTGGTGGCTTCATCCTTCTTGCCACTGGTTTTAATATCTTCCAGCTCATAAAGAGTGATGTCAGCAATTAGGAACTGCTGCGCAAGCAATGTGTCAGGCGGGAGATCCAGTAGGGCAGAGGTATCATAGAATTTCATTATGTAAGTGGCCTCCGTTATGTTTTATATGTGTACATCTTACTTTAATAACCTGAAATTTGAAGCTCGCAGACGCGGGCTTTCTTTTATACCTTATTATACACCCGCAGCGTCATAATAGCAATAGTTTTGTAAGAAATGCCGGGAGAAAAGTTTTTGGCGTTACAGTTTGCAAAAATAAGCGAAAGCTGGTAAAAAACAAGAAAAATATAGCGTTTTGAGCGAAAAATTAACAAAATTAAGGCATTTTGAGAGGTTTTTGGAGCGCTTGAATGACGAAATATAAGGAAATTTGGCAAAAAGAGATCATAAAATTGACGTAGAAATAGTACGTATCAACGATATTTACCGGATGAAGCTCCGGAGCATTTTGTAAGTGGATAACGGGGCGATCTGGGCGGATTGTCTGGCGCTCTTCATAGGTGGTTCTGGAGACGTTTGAGAGTGTTTAGAGGGCTATTTATGAGCGTATGGTGATCGATGTAGGAAGTGTAAACGGAATGTACGAATGTTGCAACGATGAGGATGCAGAGAGGGGACTCGGAGCGTTTTTGGAAGGATGGGGAGATAGAACAACTAAGCCCTTCGGGCTTCGCGCGGGCCGACTTCCGATTTTTAACCACCCCCGGATTCCCCTGGACAACGTCCATTTTTTCTAGGATTCATGCTGGTTTTCGGCGAATCGTACCTTCCGTTATTAGGTGCTATTCGTTGGTCTGTCAATACGGAATTTATACCTATTTATATATAGGCGACTTCCCATTCCGTTTTTGTGGACGGTGGATTTTGCTGTTTGTGCGTTTGTTGCAAAAATAAATAGGTGGGCTATACTGTAGACACTCCAAGGGGAGCGGGAAACACCGGAACGGCACCCGCACCGGGGAGTAGTCGCACCTTGAAAATTGCAAAGTTTGGATTTTCCCATGTGGGCGGTTTATACCGCGCCGGGTATCCGGTCAAGGTTTATACTTTGCCATTCCAAAACATGGGTTTCCTATCTGAGCAATTAGTGCGCCCAAACCTCGATGGCCAAACACTACTGGCATAATTCCCAAGAACGTGGGAGAAAGTGCGGGGGGCGGTGTACCTTGAAAACTGAATAACAGGCAATTCCGAGGACAACACAACCGGAATTGTTACAACGCGGTCAGAGCTACCGTTGTAGGGCATGGAAAACGCCAAAGTCGGAGATGGCGATAATTAACAAGCCTCAGAGAATAACAGTTGTTTGATGGGTTTGGAACCCTAGAGGAGAAACTAACCTGACTTGGTTACATTTGTGACCATTTACATAATGCCGGGCGATTGATAGTACCGGGGCGGACGTAACTATCACCAACGGCAAAAAACCGTATTCGTCACACACAAAAAGAAATGAGGTAACTATTATGCTGAAAGTTTATGCTGACTACGATGCAATCGCAAAGGCTGGCAAGCTGAGCGAGCTGACCATCCCTGAGCTGGTGAAGTTTCTGAACGACCAGAAGACGGTTCTGACCGCTGAGCAGTCTCAGAACGTCACCACCACGCTCAATAAGGCTGTTGAGAACAGCAACAAGGCCGCTTGCGACAACAAGTGCGCTGAGTTCTGCGCCATGGGACGCTCTGAAATGTGGCGCTCCTATGCTCCTAACCCCTACTACATGGGCATCAAGATTACCACTGACCCCAAGAGCGGTGCTCTGTCTGCTCAGGATGCCAAGATGCTCATCAAGTTCAAGGCACTGGAGAAGTATTACCAGACCCTGAACGCTGTCGAAACCAACGACAAGGGGGAGCCTATGCCCAACAAGAGCGTAACCCTCTGCCGTGATGGACACTATGAGAAACTGGTCATGCTGTTCAATGGTATGCTTTCTGAAGAGACCGCAAGCGAGCTTGGCGCTGACAAGCTGACTCGTAGCACCAAGGTAGAAGAAACCCTCAAAGATATGGGGCTGGATTGCTTTGTCGGCCCTGTCAACAAGGGCAAGCGCCTGGCTCAACTCCAGGCTATCTGGAACGCCATGCTTCCCGAAGAGCTGGCAGCGGCCTGCACTGCTCTGTCTTGCGATATTAAGTATCTCAAGATTGCGGCAAATCGGGCAAAACAGGGCTCTGTCAAGGGTCTTGGTGACAAGGCCATGATTGACGAGATTGTTGTCACTATCTCCAAGGGCCTCTCTTTCGATGGCAAGGCACGTTCTTCCAAGTACGACTTTGCAAGCAAGAGCAAGTTCTTTGCCAAGGCTGAGCAGTAACACACAATAATCGGATACCCTTTCGGGGTCGCACCGTTCAAAGCGGCCCCTTTCCAACGCGGTATGCGTAGCGCTCAAGAGTGTGGCGCATTTTGCACACTCAGAAAAGAGGTTATCGTTATGTCCTGCCCTTACATCATTCGTGAGAACATCGGTTTCGGTCGTGTTCGTGAGCATGGCTACTATCAGCTCGACGAATTGACCTACGACCTGACTCACGACTTTGCAAACGCAGACGTCGAGGTCATCACTCGCACTCTGTACAATGTCAGTATGGAGAGCGGCGAAGAACTCTCCCAGCTGGACGACGACACGGTGTTCAAGATGTTGAGCGCTGGTCTGCCTGTCAAGTTCGTTGAAAACGCAAGAGATGGGTATATCATGTACTCTCGTCCTGAGAGCAAGCCCGCTGTTAAGGTTAAGAGAGTCGGTGGTATCACTCGTGCAGACAAACCTATTGCACCATGGTGTCACCCAGCAAAAGCAAGCCAGCAATATGTCGATGCAATCGGCCCATGTGTAACCCCTAGCAACCGGAATTTCACTGTTGTCGTTTTATACGACTACGAGCCGGCGTGGGTCGGAAGTTTTCACGGAGAAGATGTTGCGTTCGATTTTTTCGAGCGACGTGTCAAAAACAAACGCACGGTTATGCTTTACAAGGGTAACCGCCTTATCTGTCGTGCATACAACGGCGTCAAAGAAGCGCAGCAATAAGAAAGGAGCCCCGCAACGATGAAACTCCAAATAATAACTAGGGTCCTGAGCATGACGTAAAACTGCTTGTGTCCGCACAATGCTATGAAATAATGGGAAATACCATTATATGCGGGTATACGCAGGGACAAACCATAGCATTCCACCTAAGTCCTGCACTACCAAAGGGCTGAAAAGGCAAGTGCAAAATATATAAATGGCCCTGGTTATATGCAAGTTTATGAGCGTAGCCTTGCATGTATGGAGATAGGTATGGCAACCGAAAATGCCCGCTCACTCCCGCAAATTCAGAACGCCTTGACGTGGCGCGGGGGCTTTGAACTAAGATTCTGAAAGAAAGGGGCTGTCTTTGATGTACAAGGACAAAAACGGAATAGTTATCCAGTGTGTCAACCGAAAGGGTATGACGTACAACGGATGCAAAGTGCCGTACATGGGATTATATGGCACTTTTGGCCACTATGAATTTGTCGCAGAGCCGCGTTTTGACCCTCAGACGAAAGAAATGCGACTCAAGCACCGTGATATGAAAACGAAAACCAGATGGGACGATATGCCCAGCAAGGAAATCGTTTTGCATATCATCGATGCAGCACGAGTCAAGTGCGTCAAACTTTATAACTGGGAAACCAAAATGGTAAACCCAGACCGGGATGAAATAAAAAAAGATTCCGAGATTTGGCATAAAGAAGCATCTAATCCTGACTGCATTCGTCGTAAAAAATTCAAAATGAAATACAGTCAATCGTCCATGAGTACCAGCGAATATTCCAAGCTCAGTTACTCTCTTTATGGAGAGTGTATTGAAATGAATGGCAAAAAGAAAACCCTTGATCGTTCATTGCAAACATACATGGACGGCACAGGAATGGGTTTGAATTTTGACAACAGCGATCGTCGGCCTCTCATTCCTCAGTTCCCGATTAAGTCGGGCAAACATAAGTGATTATTTGTTATTCCCATGATTCCATTGCCCGTTTGGACCAATTTTGAGATCCGAATTTGAATCGAGATTTGAATTCAAGCAGGTTATTTTGTCAGAATTTTCAAGTTCTTTCTTTGAAAATTTTGTTTTAATAAAAATACCATCACGTTTGTTTATGGCACGTCTTTTGCGACACAAGTGTTTATAACAAAGTCCATCTTGAAAAACAGGTTCATTGCATTTTGGCTTAGAACAAGTTAATTTTGGCTTCAAAGTTATCGCCTCCAATTAATATTATAAACGAAAACAACTCTATAATCAATTAGCGTACTCGTCACACCAAAAATGTGGCGTTTTCTTTTTACCTCTTTTCTTTTTATGCCGTGCGATTGGCGGTCACGGGGAAGATAGTATACCGCTACCAGTACAATATGGTACGCAATAACGTTGTAAGAAATGAATCGGCAGAAAGGACGGCCTGTTATGAAAACAATCAAACCTATCATTATAGATGGCGTATCCCATTATGATGAATTCACCACAATTCTTGGTGGTGCATTCACTAGCACTCCGGCACCGGTCTGTGGTCAGTTCCCTGAAGGTCGTGTATATCTTGTTACCCTGTCAGGGTATGTAAATGGCTGGTTCGAAACCGCAACTAGGCACTTTAGCACATATGCAGAAGCGCATAAATTTTTCTGTAAGGCAAGATGGTTTAAGAGTCTTGCAGAAGCATTCAACTGATTCCGTCAGGAAGAGTCTTTGTAAGTCAATTCTTGCAAGGCTCTTTTATATGTGAAAGGGAGCTCAAGCATTATGGATTACTTCAGCAGCCAAACGGTTTTCATCATGGGAATCATCATCGGTATTGCCCTAACTATCGCATTTGAAATCGCTGTGACGGAACTGCTTCGGAAATGAGAGTGCCGCAGTTGAAAGCACAGCATTCGTATTAAAGAAAGGATACATCGTTATGAAAGCATTTATGAAAACCATCGCCGTCTTGATTTGTGTTCTCTGCATGGGAGCCGCAAGCGTTAAGGCCACCGCCGCAACCCCGCGAGATGTAGGTCTCCGTGGGCGCTACGTCCTCAGCGCAACCGTCTCTCAGCAGAATCTCCTTCATACGATGGATTCGAAAGGAATTTATCGAGATGTTCTGTACTGCTTCTTCGACGATGAAAACGGTGATACCTGGTGTTATGCCTACGAATGCGCCGACGAAGCCGCTGTTATCCCTTCCATGAATCAGAGTGTCACACTCATCATGAATTCGAATGGAACTCCCGACAATTACGACGACATTATCGAGGACGTTCTGTTCGCCGACTCGGAATGTACTGAAGAAGATTGAGACGCGAAAAGCGTAACAATAAAAACACATGAAAACGCATGTAGTAGAAAGAGGTAAAACAAAATGGATAACATGAAACTGCTCAGATACGCTTACGATTCCGCTATCGACAAGTGGTGGCGCTATGACAAGATTGCCACTCAGTATGCAGGTCGCCGCGCTGAAAGCCTGGCTCGTAAGATGGCTGATGAAGCAAAGGCGGATGTGAATGAAATCGCCGAGATGATTCGCGCCGAGGAAACCAAGCAGTGTCTGAATGCCGATGTGATTGCAGAGCTGAAGAATCTGGCCGAGAAAATCGTCGCCAAGGAGCAGTCCGCCGGAGCCCAGCAGTCCGCCGAGGCACAGCACTATGAACAGGCCATCAAAGAAGCTCCCTACGTCCTCGTAATCAAATGGAAAAATCCCATCATGGGCGAAAAGGAATACCCCTTCAAGAGTTACGCCGAGGCTGAGAAGAACTTTGAAACCGCCAAGCGCGAAGTTCATGGTGGTCGTGCTACTGAAGCCCATGTGTACGAACAGAGCGAAGGCCAGCGTGTTCCCATGATGGGCATTATGAGCGGCAAGCTGTAAGCCTCTGGATGAAAGGAGGCATTTGCCAAGTGCTGACAGTGAAACAAGTCTTTGAACTCGCTCGTGATGGAGCATTCGAACAATATAATTCAGCTATCAAATATGGTAGTTTCACTCTGGCAAAGCAAATCTTTCAAACTATCAAAGAGATCCAGAGTGTTCTTGAAAACCTCGACAAGAAAGAGAACTATATTGCCAGCTCGAATCCGGCCACTGAAACCGCTGTACTCTTTGCTCTGAATCTAAAAGATGGCGAAGTACAAGAACTCAGAGCAACACAGCAACAAACCAAAAAATCCCCGCCTGAGTATATGGTTCAGCTCGAACTTGTAAAAGGCTCTAAAAGAGGTCCTGGTATCAGTAAGAAACTCTATTCTACACTTGAAGAAGCGAATAAGGAGTTTCTTGGTTGGAAAACAGTCAATGAAAATATGAATTGCTACTCGGTGCGCCTTTGCGAAAAGACTGGCGACGGCAAATACAAAGTCCTGGCACGATCTCTTCCTAAAGATTACACGACAGAACCTAAGTCGCAGGAGTTATATCAAGTTCGCATCATTCATCTGACCGGCGACGAACAGGTGTTGCGATTTCCAATTTTAGCCGCAGCGGAAGCCACACTTGAAATGCTCAAATACGAATTGAAAGTCGGGCGAATCCGTGGAGCGTCTATCGTCAAAACAATTCCCAATGTTTGTATGCGCCAGACAATTACCACTATTGGAGAAGAGGAGGACTCCGAGAAATGTTTTTGAATGAGTTTTACGAAGACAACGTAGGGAATATCTTTGTGTTTGTCTACTACCGCGATGATCTCATCAATGTAATTCACTTGCGAGGCGATGAAAGCATCAAATCTGTGATGGATTCCTGCGATAGCGGCTGGCCGGTTGCTGTTGAATACAACCCGGAAGATTACGGCGGATTGAGCATGACAGCGTTTCTTGCCAGACTCGAAATTATGGGTGCAAAGGTAATCGCCGATGTCAATGGTCGCGAGCCGATTTTGTATCCTACACATATGGGCAAGGCGGGTCGCAAGCTCTTTCAGTGTGGGGTATACGCATGATTCTGACTGAGTTTTACGAGATGGACGATATGCTCATCGCTGTCGTCCTAAAACAAGAATACAGTGCGCCACAAATTATTCGCATTGTTGAAGTCCCCGATATGAATCTGACTCCTGAATTCTTCGTAGATGCAAGACAAGGATTCCCAAGCTATAAAGAGTACAACAAGTTCAGGTCAAAGCGTATCACATGGGATACACTTGAGCGCTACACTGTGCTCGTTGCATCAATCAATAATCGAGGCGGATTTGCTGTATTCGAGGATTCTCTTATGAAGAAGCGAGCTCGCGATATGTTCGGCGTGAAAGCGAGGTGCAAATATGCGCGAAAATTTCCCGCCAAAGCCGCCGATTGCGGTTTTCCCCCTTACCAACTGGGGCGGCACTGAGCTGCTCGGCGTTCAGAACGGCGTCGATGATAAGGTCGAAGTCGCTATCAATACCGGGTCCACACGCAAGCAGCGAGGCCCGTACAAAGTCTACACGACAGCAAGAGGGCGGACATACTTCATCATGAATGGGGTCCGCTATTATCTTGATGATTTCGTTAGACTGTAAGCATAGCATATAGCATAGCATGTAAGCACAGCAATATGAAAGGAGGTTATGTTCCATGGCAATCATCGCAATTGAATCTGCATTAGAGGTCGCAATTATGTTTGGTGATACTGAGCTGATTGCTATCTACAAAGAGGCGCTCGCTGACGCTAACATCCATTACGAGCCGAAAGCGAAACCCTGGAACTGAATCAAATGGAGGGCGATTTCATTGTCTAAGCATCCTATCGTTTGGATTGCAGCCAGTTTGCTGTTACTTATTGGTGCAGCATATCAGATCGGATGTGGCCTATATCAATTGGGTTGCTTCCGTAAATATAATCGAATCATTGATACCCTCGCGGAGTGGTTAAATGCCGCAGATGAAACCGCCGGGGAAGATACTGTCGAAATGATTCGTGATTTCGTTTTGATCGCAGTGGGAGCTATGATTCTCATTGCGATATTTTTTTAAGCAAACATACATAAGAAAGAGGTAAGAAAAATGCTGTTTTATCGTACTAAGCGTGAGGCCAACAACAAACCCATGTATCGCGGCAAGGGCAAGCGCAAGGATGAGGAAGTTTGGAGCATCTACATCGCAGACGAACTGTTCACCGAGGCAGAAGTCAAACGGTTGAATCTGAATCTGGCTTATCTCGAACCAGTCGAAATCTCCCGGCGGCAGACACACCATCAGGGCTGTTATCGTGTGGCGAATTTTGACGCCAACATTACGGCTGTGAAACCGGTAAAGCAGACTCTGGCCAAGACACTTCCTAAGCAGGCCGAGATTGAAGTTATCAAGCGCCTGAATGACCGGCGCGTATATAAGAAGCATAAGCACCTTTGCCCCGACAATCGGCCGACGACCAAATTTATTCGATACCGCGTTGCAAATGATGCGGCCGCGGCGAACAAGTAAGAATTTCCAGCAATTTCCTACATACATAATGCGGGTTCAGATGATATCATAAACGAAGTATTCGCAGAGGGGACTGGGCGGCAATAGTCGCTCAGCCTAATGCGGCTACGGGTTCTGCAGAGCCTGTACTGGTCCCAAGCCCAGAACGCAGCAGCGTAAACAGAAGGGCGCTCCACAGCTCTAGTGAAATTTGATTTGATTTTGATGCAAAGGCCACGCTGATAAATCAATGATAAAAGTAAACTAGAGGGTGTTACTTGAATGAGCGAAACTAAATGAAAGGAGGGTTTATAGCTTGAATTGTAAACTTCGTAGCCCGCAGACGGCGAGCACAGCAGCTGGTGCAAGGGTCGCGTCTTACTCCACTGAGCGAAATTTCATGGGATGGCGATACAAACTGTTTTGACGCACAGCTAATATAATTTTTTGAAATAATAGATCAAACGGCATTGATTATCGCCCCTATAATAATCACGCTGTATTTTTTCGTACGAATCGTTTTCTGATGTCGGGCGACTGGTGGTACCGAGGCAGACGTAACCACATCCATTACATACGTAGCAAACGCAGCGGGTAAAAAGGAGGAAGTTGTAACAATGATGGTGCATATCTTAGATAATTCCTATTTCAAGCGAGTCAATAGACAGTCATGGGTGATGTTCGATTATTACAATGGGGATATCTATAGCAGTCACGAGCGTGCTATGAAAAGGTTGACCGAGATGGCAAAGTCGGTGAGTACAGACCCGGAGTGCTATAACGTCGAGTTCAATGCCGATAAACGCAATCTTTGTTATCGTTGGAAGAACGGAGACGGTGATGAGCTTGAGCGTTTTGTCCAGATTGAATCAAGAGAAGTGAAGTGAGGTCCGCAGCATGGGTGATTATGCAGACGCTGGCTATCGGCTCCAGCATTACAAGATTACATTCTACGCCGACAACAATGGCAAAATCCCGCTCAAAGTGGTCCGCCGTGCATTCGCCAGCTATGATTGTGCTAAGATGTGGGAAGCTGATGTGATGCATCGAACCCCTGAATATAACAGCGTCACGATCGAGATGGAATGAAAGGAGCAAACACCTATGAATGTACCCGTATATATCGTTGATGATTGCTATTACAAACAGGATGACAAGTTTTCTTGGAACGAATACGCTCACAATATCCAGTCTGTACACAAGAATTCTGAGGATGCTCTAGATGTTCTTCGTGCCATTTACAAGGCAGCAACTCAGAACCCCAACATTTACGATGCGCAGCTCGATGAAGAAGCGGCACCGTATGTGCTTTATCGCTGGAAGAATGTCGACAACAAACAGCATGAACGTTTCGTACAAATCGCTATTCGTGACCTGACTTGAAAGGAGCTACGCAGTATGGTTATCAACATGACTGAACTTTCTATCGCCCAGTGGTCCAATGCCCAGCTCGATGCAGTTCGCAAGCTATGCACGGATGGCGTTCTTCATGATGGGCCATTGCCTACGATTTTTCCCATGGACGCATCTATCAAGGTAAAGGATATGGCCTGGCAGGCGGCAGAACAAATCGAGAACTTGAAGCCGGAAGCTGTAATCATTCAGGGCGAACCTGTCTTCGTGACTACATTCGTGAATGATTACTGTACTTCGCAGTGTTACTCGCCCTGCTATGAAGACGGCAAATTCGTACAGTTCAGGAGGTTCTAACGCTGTAGCGTATAAGGAGTCCCTAATGAAACCATTAAGAGATAATCCTATCGAAGAAGGAATCGATGCTTTCTTTGAAGAAAAACAAAGACTCGAAAATGAAATTCGAAATTATGAACAGAAATATTTAGATCAATATTATGATCAATTATACGAACAAGAGCTTTCCGAACTCTTGGATTTTTATAAGGAGACATTATATGAGTGATGCAGGACGTTGGAAACTCGGTAAGGACATGATTCCAAGCGATACGATTCTCGATCCTGTCACATTTGACGATCTGATTCTGGCTCTGAAGTGTAATTGTAAGTGCATTACGAAGGGCGCAGTCATTGCTCAGGCGACGGCAATTATCAGTCAGCGGTTGGAAGATTGGGAATATCTGGTCGAAAACAATATGGATGAAATCATTGCACTGGCATCGGATGAACCGCTTGAAGACGCTGGTTACGATGATATCACACTCGAAGAGTAGGAGAGTAGCCGTGAGGAACTTATCTAAACAGAATCGCAAAAAGATCTTTGATCTGATCAAACGTGATTGTACATTTGTTGGCTCTTACGATTTGGAACATTCTGAAGAAACTGTTTTAACCTATCTCCCGAAGCCCGGCACACAGATTCACAAAGATGTTGAGGAAGTTCGTGTCGTAAAGAATCGTAAGACCGGGAACTGGGTCGAATCCGTTGTTGACATTCGGTGGAGGCACGGTATGACCTTGGTGGAAGCCGAAATGATTGAACGTAAGTATCAGTGCAAGTCTAACAAGTAAGGAGAGCGCAGCCGTGAAAACCGAAATCAATGGACAGCCCGCCGAGCTGCTGTTCTATAACAATTGGATGTACAACGTAGTCCGTATCCAGAACGAACTCAAGCGCATCTTTGAGAACGAAGGCGGTGAAATGGTACGGCGAGACCCTTATCAAAAGCCACTCCAGCTGCCGTCAATTCCGACTTATGTGGTCAATCGCACACTGAAAGAGCAAATTAAACAGCTCGAAGAAAGGGTGTCATATCTGGAAACGCGCCCCATCAAATGCGTGGAATTCTATCTTGATTACAAGAACAAACTGGAACGACTTCAGCAGATTCCAAATGAACCGATTCTAAGAACCGGCGCACATGATTTCGTCCTGAATGATATGTATTACGGAATTCTGTTTGATGACAATATGTTTTTCGCTACATACTATGCAGTGGCGCATATTTCACACTCTGGTAATTATCGTACGGTTGCATATGATTACTTCAGAAAAATGCCAACCGAGTGGAAATACGACTGCTTATATCGATGTGATTGTAGTGAGGCTGATATCAGAGAGGTTGCTTATCAAATCTTCAATACGCTAATCAAATGTAAAGCATTTTCAAAGCGCGGTAGTTCGGCTTATTTACATACAGTCACAATCTAAGAAGGGAGCGCGAAGTATAATGAAGTCAATTCTGGTTACATATGACGTGTCTGTTCGTGGCAGCGAAGTTTGGGAGCCGGGCGAAGCAGCATCCCGATTGGAGTTTATTGATGATGATGTTGCTGGCTTACTTCAAAAATTAGTTGGAACTCCTGTTAGTCAGATGAGCGACTACGAGTATTACATTTGGAACAAACTCGACAGGGTTATCGACAATATGGAAACGCTTCGCAACCGATACTACTTTAACAATTCTATCAAATCAATCATCTATGAGCGAAGTTTCTAATCAAAGGAGTTCCCTATGTATATCCTAATCAATGTCTACACTTGCGACAACCGTACGCCATATATTGCATCAGTGGAAGAGTACGAAACATACCAGGATGCTTTTTGTGCTATGAATGCTAATGCTAATAAGCGTTACGAAGAGTGGCTCGAAACATGGACAAATGTTGACGGAAATGAATCCACTAAGCCTCGAATCGAAAGAGGTCTGAGCACCATTGACATCGTTGGCTATGACTATCACGATTACTGGCAAATCAAGTTCGTTTGATGACACGATGCTAAAAACGCTAACCAATTGAACGAAATGCTAGTAACACATTCTTACATTCCATCAAATGACGATTTGTTGTATAATTGTCAAGAGAAAACAAAGATGCGCAACACACGGGTTTGGGCGGAGTCCAAGCGCGAAGCGACTCGATTTCGAAGCCAAGCGAGCGATCAGCGATGTCTGGCGAGAAGAAGTTTGGGAAGTAAAAAGAATGAATGTGATATGGATGTTGAAGTGATTATGATGATTGAGTGAAAAGAGGATTATAGGAGTTAAGAGGATTGTTAAGGGGAAAAGAACCATCAGGGAGAAAAGAGAGAAAGAAGCGAAAGAGAAGAAGTAGGAGAAGAGCAAGAAAGAGAGGAGAAACCCTTTATGACTAATTTTGAGCCCGGCCGTTATGAATTTACCCCCGCCAAGTTCGTTGAGCTGACCCAGCAGTACGATCAGTTCTCGATTCGGAGCGGTGACGATTCGTCGTTTGTTCTGATTCGGGTTCCGACCAAGTGGGTCAAGCTTGAGCGGGGCGCGGCTGGTGAGGACTTTATCACTTGTCGTAACAAGCGTAAGCGGGATGGTCATCTGTTCGAGATCAACGGCGACAAGGTAACCTTCGAGATCAAAAACACTATTGGTGGCTTGGAGGGGTATCTTAAGTCGGATCTCGGTGAAGCTGTGTTTTACGTCTCGATGTGGTCAAATTCCAACACCACTGATGACGCTCGATGACACAGAACATCGTGAGAACGGCCTGAGAGCCTCTGTGTGGCGCTTTTGAGTATTGTAGTGGAAGTTACACAAAAACACAGAAAAGCCGTCACAGGGCTTTCTAGCCGCCTTAGAGAACGCATGACACACAACGAAACAATCGCAAGGAGGTGAACTAGCATGAAAAGGTTTGACGATTCTGCATAGTACGACATCGTGCTGACAGACAGATTGAGATGAATAGTTGTTTCAATACAACGCATTTAGGCTAAGCCAAATGTATCGCAAAGGTAGAATGAGGTATCCCCTGGAGGAAGCCGCCGCGGTGCCCGTACGCGATGTCGACGTGATCCTGTGGACGAGAAGAGCAGTGCCGAGGATGGAAAATAGTCTCACTTGTGAGCGAACTCCTGGTTGTGACCACTGAAAAAGTCCAATCTTCGAACTCACGCCGATGTCTGACCAACGGTGTCTGCAGGTACCTTAAGGGTAACTGGGATGAGTGCACTCCGTGACCAACAGATTTAGATCTCAATTTGAGTCAATCAACAATTTATAATGAAAGCGAGTTGAAGAACTATGATGAAAACTGGCCCTCCGATATGGAGAAATGATGAGCAATGACAGATTTGTGATGAATAATCAATGATAAGCGTTTAACTGTAAATGCTAATCAAAGATGCACTTAGGCTAAGCCAAGTGTGACGCAAAGGTAAGACGTGGCACCTACCGCACGCAGGCGATCTGCAGCTATATCAGATCCGTTGAAGGCGTGTGGATGGTGAAAGAGGTCATCCAGAAACAGAAACAGCATAGGTACGTCAACCGAAACAGGAAAATCCTGGTACAAGAGTGGTAATCCCAATCACAACGATCGCCTTCCAGGGTCGAGAGCTCGGTAACCGACCTGAGGCAGCCAGAAACACACAGATTTAGATCACAAATCAACCCCCATTATAATAAGGAAGGTGGTGATAAGCTAACAAATATAAACAAAATGTCTTGCTATGATTTGGTCATTTACACGATTGACAATCCGTTGTTAAGCGTGTATGATTTATATCACAACAAAGTAAGATGTACACAGTTAAAAATCAAAAAGGATGAGGACAAAAATGAATGCGAATGTAGAAATGAAAGTAGCGACCTCAAGGAAGTTCGGCAATCTGGAGATTCAGGTCTACGAGAATCCGCAGGTTGGTCACAGCAGGGCACAGGATGATTTCTGGATGACCCGTGAACAGATTGGGCGGGCGTTGGAGTACAAGAATCCGTCAATCGCCATTGGCAAGATTCATAATCAAAACAAGGATCGTCTTGACCCATTGAGCTCGTTATCCAAATTGGATAATGAGGTCGGCAATTACACGCAAAAACGTCGGATTTATATGTACAGTTTGCGTGGGGTTATGGAAATCTGCCGCTACAGCACCCAGCCCAAGGCAAACGCCTTCATTGATTTCTGCTGGGATGTGATGGTCGCTCTGATGCAAGGCGAAACCGTATCGCTGAGGACCAACCAGACTGAGATCAAACGGCAAGAGCGATTCGATCGGATGACTCAGACCCTAACCGAGATTCATTCCAAAATGGACGCTCTCGAAGCTGCACGCCAGCAGGATCGCAACGCTCTCGACAATGTGCTGTTCATCTGCAAGCAGCTGGAACGAAAGCTTAGCTCGATGGGTCAGCTGCAGAAGCAGCCTGAGCAGGCAACCACAACCGAGGCAAAGGAAACCCACGGCACTACATACAAGGGACGCAGCGAATGGCGGACTGAGATTTACAAGCTCGGCAACTCCATCGCTCGTATGACTGGCTTGCCATTGAATGCGGTTCTGAAACAGGCTTATGATTATATCGGCCGTAACTATGGCTGGTATTTCAAGGATGAGCGAAAGGCGTATGTTGAGCGGGTCGGCTACAAGGGTGATATCAAGAACATCAGCGGCCTGGATATCATCGAGAGCAGCGAGATGTACAAATCGATTTTCATGTCGATTATGAAGGATCGGTATGAAAACGAAAAGCACGACGCTGAACTCAAAAAGGGGATTAAGGGTTCTCTCGCTAAGAAACCGGCTTTGATTCCTGCTGAGATGTTGCCAAGACGACACAAGGTAGAAGAAGATGAACCCGTGGAAAAGGCCGAGGAGGTCGAAGATCTTCCTCAGACGATGTCTCCTGAAAATCCGGGCGGTCAGGATATTAAGATTGTTGCTGAAGTTCAGGCAGTCGAGATTGAAACACCGGCGGCTGAAGCCCCTGCGGTTGAACAGCTGAAGAAAAGAGTTTATCACCACAAGCCAAGCATTACGTTACCGATCATTGAACCTCTTGCTAAAAAACTGGGTGACAAGACGATTGGGTATCGAATTACATATGCAAAGATCTACGATGTGATTGGTGTCACGAAAATGAATCGAATGCGTAAAGCGTATATTCGCACTCATAACAAGCCGCCTAAAAGCACTCCTGAAATTTTCCAGTTTTCTGACAAGAATCTGAAAGTGTTTAAGGAAGCTGCAAAGGCAGTGGCGGCAAATATCTAAGCCATCTACTTTCCTCCATTGTCCTTGGGACTGACAGCCGGGAAAGACCGGCATATATCGAGCATTAGCCCAGTTTGGAAGGGCGCTTGCTTTGGGAGCAAGAAGTCGAGGGTTCAAGTCCCTCATGCTCGACCAGTGTGTAAGGTTTTTCGCATTTCCCTTGCACGACAAACAACTTGGAGACGCCTCCTTTCATTGTGTTGCTTGACACAATCTTTCTGATTTCTAAGTTGTCGTGGCTGAAATCGCCGGGCAGGTACGATAACCCTGCTTTTATATGGGGCCGATGGTCGTACAACAGTTCGATTCTGTTGGGCTCCAGCTAGGTTCGATGCAACTAGCGTAGAGTAGTACGCCGGTTGCTGGGGTGGCGCAATTCCACTGTGGGCATTTGAGTTCTTCCTTTCCGACTACGAATGCCCATAACGCTTATATCCGAAAACAACAATCCATGCTGCGATAGGGTAGCTCCCTTGGTGATCTTGTGTGGCTCTATTGTGAGTAGGCTATTGGATGACCTGAGTTGTGGTCTAGCCTAGTCGGTGCCCAGGCTGGCGGAGAGTGAATTTGAAAGGGCAGCCTTTGAGGATAGGCTCTAGGGAAGACAAAATGTACCTAGTTGTATCCGCTGACGCGGCTAAGTCGCATTGCGCATCGCCGATGCCGTTACATGGTCAAATCCTCCTCTCTGGGACAGTAGCTCAACTGGCAGAGCAAGCAGCTCATAACTGCTCAATTTTTTGTGGGTTCAAATCCCTCCTGTCCCACCATTTAGTGTACGAATATAAACAAATCAAAAAGAGGTAATTCAAAATGCAGAATAAATCAAAGAAACATCGTAAACATATCTTCAAGGTGATTCTGGGTGAATGTTCTGTCAACAAAGTGAAACTCGGCAAAACATTTGCTGGCGATTTCCTTACGTATTATCCGAAGAATCGTTCTTATCTTAGGGAGAAAATCTATTGGTTTGAGATGCGGAAAAGTGAGAAAAAGCCAGGCAAATATGTCGAAGTAATCGTGGAGGCAAAGTTTGGACACACTCCCGATACGATCCACGAAGGATTTAAGAATCAATTCAAGTATGATGTCGGATACAAAGCTGGTTCTAATAGTAGCGGCACTCGTCGGATGTTTAACACCTATTTGTCTTGGACTAAAGAAGAAGGAAGCGAATTCGAGTTCCGAGAACCTAAATACAAGGTTAAACCGAACGGGCATCTCGCATCGATCCTTTTATGAAGTGAGGTAAATCAAAATGACTGACAAATATCTCAGTATTATCACGAACTTCGGGTGCCACTACAGTTGCCCTGAATGTATCGTCCGTAATAACAAGCTCAAGATGACACCGACAGGGGAGTATTCTTCTTACGCTCAGCTGTGGCACGTTCTTCATAACGAATGCAACGATTGCAACTGGGTGTCTGTTTCTGGTGGCGGCGATCCGCTTTTCCACTGGTGGGAGCATCAGACATGGTGGTTTGGATTTTTCGAGATGTGCCGACGCTCTTGGCGCAGGACCGAACTGCATACCAGTTACTTTGATGCAGAAAACAATCACGAGATTATGTTGTTTCCGTTTGATAAGTTCGACCGTGTTGTCTACCATGTTCACGGGCTGGATGATCTTGATAAGATTTGCCGTCGAGGCAATGAAATCGTTCGTGTGGTCTTTGTTGTGGACGACGATATGACTGAAGACGATATCAACGCCATTGCTGATTTTGTTAAGGAGTCAGACCAGATCGACGAGCTTTCGTTCCGGCAGCGTGTGGACGAGAATTACGAGTCAACTTATCATCTGCACGATTTTCTGAAAGCCGGCCATCAGAAGCGGTGGTGGTACATTGAACAGTGCGATTACAACACCTACTATCATAACGGTAAGCTGTACACGAAGTACACGGATATCTTTGAGAAGGAGTGATTTAGATGTATGTCGTCGTAAGCGATTATACCAACGAAAAGGTTGACATTTACAAATCAGTAAGTTTCGATAAAGCATTTCAGTCAAGAGCCTCTGCAATTGATTTCGCTGCCAGCAGTTATCAGAAGTTCTTTGATGGTATGCCAAGTGATGAAGCTGAGCGGTATGAAAACGCAACACGAATCAATACTGATTCTTATGCGGACTTCTGTGGGTGTGCTCTGACTCCATATCCTGAGTATGTTATCGGAGCTGCGGTTGATAACGGTGAAGATAATCACATGTATTATATGGTATTTGAAGTGGAGGAATGAATCAAATGCCAATGTTCGAATGTACTGCTTACGTGCGAATGTCGTATTCTGCAAAAGTCGAAGCCGACACTAGGGAAGAAGCTCAGGAGATTGCAGAGTGCGGTTGGGAATCGGGGAGCATGGAGTTCTCTGGCGACGATTGGGTTGAGACTGATCGAATCGAAACGAAAGAAATCAAGGAGTAAGATGAAACACAAAAATTTATTACTGTCCGTCCTTGTGGCAGTAATCTCATTCATAGCGTTTGATGATGTGTTCAGTAAGATTGTTCGCCACCTCGTTCTCTTACAAATGGAGACTGGGAAGACGGCCTCTCTTTACAACATTATCAACGATTCGTGGCTTACGGTGTCTGTAGCTCTTTCGCTTGCGATTGGAGTTATGGTATATAAAATACTTAAAAATTAAAAGGAGGAACAAATGAAGAAAATCAAAAAGTTGTTTGTGATTTCATGTGCAGTCATTATGGCGCTTGCTTTCACGGGGTGTACGAAAAAGGAAGTGTACACGATCGAACCACATGAAACCGCATTCCTGATCTCTCTTTCTGAAGGCAGCGGAAATCAGGCGTCATTTGAGAGCGAGGCTATGCTGGCCGAGGCTAAGGTGGCAGCTAAGCAGGTGTACATTACTTACTCGAAGAAACACATGGCACCGACTGACATCTTTGGTACTTGGGTTCCAGATAACATGTTGGTCATCGTCAATAGAACTCCTGTCACTCGTGAATGGTCCGAGGGCAAGGAGAGTGGCACCAGCACTGCAAACCAGTCCATCTCTGCTGAAAGCAAGGAGTCTATCGGTTTCTCGGTTGGAATGAACTGTTCGGCTCAGATCTACACTGAGAATGATGCGGTTAAATTCCTATACTCTTACAACAATAAGCAGCTCTCTGAGATTATGGATACTGAAATCCGAGCTCGTGTTGAAGCTGACTTTGTTGAAAAGTGTGCGAAGTACACCATGAACGAAATCCTTGAGAAGAAGGCTGAAATCATGGAGTATGTTCGTAAAGATGTGACCGAATACTTTGCAGAGCGTGGTATTACGATTACTGTCCTCGGTATGAAGGATGGCATCGAGTATGACGATACTGCGGTTCAGTCTGCTATCAATAAGTCTTTTGTGGCCGAGCGTAACGCTGAAGCTCAGGAAATTGAAAACCAGACCAAGATTTCTAAAGCAAACGCAGATGCGGAAGCAAAGATTGTCGAAGCGAATGCAGAAGCCGAAGCGAACAAGGTTATCTCTGAGTCTCTGACTGATCGGCTGATTCAGCAGCAGATGTACGGCAAGTGGGATGGCAAGCTTCCGACTTATGTTGGCGGCGATACCAGTATTCCGGTTCTGAATAACATCAAGTAATCGTCGGGACGGAGACGTTAAACCCGTGTCCAGAGATCAACACAAGATCTAAAAATGTGTGGCGGCTCGGAAAGACGAGCAATATGTTTCGGTGCTGGAATCGGCAGACAGGGGAGTCTCAAAAACTTCTGCGAAAGCATGTGGGTTCAAGTCCCATCCGAAACACCAGGGCGGAGTTCACCGCCTCTTTCATACGTCTCCTTTCTCCAGCAAGTGATTCATGGATTCCAGACGTGAATCGCCGTGACTGAACAAGTCGTAGCAGGTACGTAATCCTGCTCTTGAGCGGAAGTGGCGGAACGGCAGACGCGCTGGTTTTAGGCACCAGTTCCATCGGAGTGAGGGTTCAAGTCCCTTCTTCCGCACCATCGGGAACTTTAGCAATACACACATGTTTTTCCCGTCTCTATGGCCGCTTTACCTGTTGGCGCAGGTAAAGCATCATGCAACCATCGTATAGTGGTTAGTACGTTTGCTTCCCAAGCAAAAAGGGCGAGTTCGAGTCTCGTCGGTTGCTCCAGAGTTCCTGTCTTTGCGTTGCCCAGCTATAAATAATAGTGAATAGTTGAGTTTTCATTTCTTATGGTTTATGCTGCTCGGCGGTGTTCAGGAACTCATTTACCTCTTTTCTTCCTTATTATTCCCGGCTCCATCCCTACGGGGTTGGCAACAAGGCGTAGTAAGCCGGGCCCAGCCAATAGACCATATATACGATTTATTGAGCTGGGAATTATATGCGACTGTAGTTTAATTGGTAGAGCGTCGGATTTCCATTCCGAATGTTGCGGGATCGTACCCCGTCAGTCGCTCCATGCCGCAAGGCAAGACAGCTTTGCCCATTAGGTCTCTAACAAAATGGGGAGTTCAGGTGCCACGAAACTGTCGATGATGAGAGTTCATGAACGATAGCGGGGAATACGAAACAGTGGTTAAACAGCAAAATGATCCGGCCTGAACATTTTATATGCGCCCGTGGTGGAATCGCAGACACAGGAGACTTAAGATCTTCTGCCAGAGATGGCGTGCGGGTTCAAGTCCCGCCGGGCGCACCATATTCGAATATCAGCAATAAAAAAACGAAGGGACGATGTATTATGAAAGTGGTTATTAACACAACTCCTCTTAATGGCGTACTGACTGATATTACTCTCGACACGGGAGAAGACAAGGGCGACGTGATGGAGGTGGTCGGAAACAGCATGATTACCACTACCATTGATTGGCTCAACAGCACGAAGCTGTCGAAAGAAGCAAAGAAAGCATACACTGATTCTTTATGCAAAGTCTTAAAAGAAAATATCTTAAAAGGGCTTAAGTAAGGAGGGCGCAACCGGATGAATTCTATTATCAGTCCGTGGGTGTTCTACTGGATCAGTGTCAGCGATATGCTGCGTGGATTGATGTCGATTGGCGTTTTTGTCGGGCTGGTTGTTTTTGTTTTGTCGTTTTGCCGCGACGCTTATACTGATAAGCCTATTTTCGGAGAACGCGAACGCATGGTGCGAAAGGTCAGTGTTTTTCTCGCATCTCTTGGTTTGATTGGTGTTGTATTTCTTCCGTCCGAAGACACCTGTTACAAGATGCTCGCCGCTAAGATGTTTACGCAGGACAATATCAATTCCGCCACTGAATACGTTACCGACGTGATTGACTATGCCGTGGACAAGGTCAAGGAATTAAATCCTGTTCAAGATACGGAGGAATGAACCATGGAAGTTTATGTTCTTTATGATTGCGTTGAGAATCCGGATGAGTGGGCGTTTGCTGGAGTCGAACACGTCTATGATAACTGGGATGCTGCTTACGCAAGGATGGGCACCTTGTATGACGAGTGTAAGAAAGAACACTTCGACGAGGAAGACGAAGATGGAGCCCGTAATACATATATTGATGGCTGGAGTGCCTGCGTTGAAAATGCTATTACGGGCTACCGTCATACGTGGAACATCACTAAAGAAGCAGTTATTGGAGGCGAGTAATCGTGGCGTACAACGAAGCGAAGTCAAAGATTGACCAAATAGATATGAGCGTGTTGGCTGAGATCGAAGCGCCGGAGCTCTTTAACGCAGAAGGGCAGAAGGTAGAGCTCAACTACAACGAGATGTGTAGTCTCTTGGTGGTTGCGCTAAAGGACGATCCAAATCTCAACGAAGACCAGCGCAAATCCATTCTCTCGACGGTCGCTCAACTTCATGATACTCTGATTTATTTGTCGTGGTGATTATATGAAAAAGTATAAATTCAAACTTGGAGACCTTGTCGTTCTTGATGGACCTTATGCTAAATCAACAGATACAAACTATGGTATTAAAGGGAAGGTCGTAGGATACGAATATAATCCTTTTGAAGAATGTCCAATTGTGGATGTGTTTAAGCCGTTTCTGTATGGAGACAGCTTCATCTATAGGGTAAAACACCTCGGTGATGATTGGTGGACTCTAGTAGAAGACCTTGGTGAGTGTTATTGCAGTTCGCTGCTTTAATTTTCAGCTCAAATAAGTAAGTTGTACATAGATAAAAGAGGTGAGAGCATGATCATCAAGTATGTAAACGGTCACTATGAAATCGTGTCAGCGGATAGTGGCCAGTTTATTCAATCGGCTGACACATGGGACGAAGCTGTTTCCGATATGGAAGAGCTATTAAAAACAACGGTATAACGGGCACACGGCTCGTTTACATAACAATCTTTTATTACAAAGGAGAAAACATTATGAAGGCAATCGTTAAGTTCAACAACCTGTTAATCACTTCCGCATACGACATCGCAACCCTGCAGAAGGTCAAGAAGTTCCGTCCTGAGGCTCTGGTTCTGTTCAAGGGCGAGGGCAAGGAGAAGGAGCCCGTCTGCGCCATTATGGTCAGTAAGACCGCTTCTGCTAACAGCAACGGCATCTGCTTCGCCAAGGACTCCATCACCGCTCCCAAGGTTGCAACCATGAGCCTGGAGCTGCCTGCAGATCTGAAGACCGCTGACGCCATCAATGAGTGGGTCCGTGATCGTCTGGGTCTGGCCATTGTCAACTGCGCCAAGATTGAGGATCAGATCGCCGCTGCTATGGGCGAGATCAACGCCGACGAGGCCGCTATGAACGCTGCTATCACCATCGAGAACGAGGTTGCTCCCGAGGCCGAGGCTGCTGACGCTGAGTAAGAGCGCCGCCCGTTAAGCTCCGTGTAAAAGCGCAGCTGTGGTTCCACGCCGGATGTCCCAGCGCAATACGTCCGGCACTCATTTCGACAATAAATTTTTCAAATTAAAAAGGAGTTACATATTATGCTGAACGTTACTGTGGGTACCAACACCAACCGCAAGACCATCATGGTTCCTGAGGACTATACCGTCCGTCAGTGCCTGGAAGAGGGTGGCGTTAGCTACTCCAATGGCCAGACCTCTCTGAACGGCAACGTCCTGAACAGTGGTTCTCTGGACAACACTATCGGCGACATGGTTGCCAAGTACGAGATCACTGGCAAAGTTTTTCTTACCACCTGCATCAAGCAGGACAATGCGGTTGTTATGTAATTAACGAATCGCGTTCCTGTTCTGAATAAGTCCGAATAAATCTGTTCTGGTTACAACAGATAAGTAGCATTGCAGCCGCTGGCAGGCCGGTTAAAGTCTGCTTATATGTGTCCAATATTGGGCTTCAAATGCAATCACTTATTTTAAGGAGGAAGTAAATATGGCATTCACTGGTTTTAAGTCCAAGCTGGGATCAGATCAGTGCAACGAATATTTCGGGTCGATCGTATCTCGAAATTCGTTTGAAGAAGAAGACAACACGGTTCTTTCAATCCTGCGTTTTCTTATGAACGAGCAGCGAGTCAGCACCTTTACTGCAAGCGCTGCTGTAAAGAATAAGATGCAGACTCAGATCACGGAGAAGGAGATTCGCCTGGCTGATGACGCTAAGCTCACTGCGAACTATTTTGGCGGGGTTCATGGTCCGTTTCAGCAAATGATTATCGGTATGCAGATGGTTTTTATCCCAAACAAGAATGCAACCGAGCAGATCACAGAGATTCAAAAGTTCGACAAGGACTATAAAAAACTCGGTTACGATCGAATCGAAGACATCGCCATGTATATCGATCGTAGCAAAAACGTTCTGGTTTATCAGAATGAAACTAAGCAGGCAACCATCGTCTTTGCTCCTAGTTCGAAAAAGATTCAGGTTATGCAAATGGTGGCGAGTTGTTTGCCGCGTATCTTCCCCTGGGCTTTTAAGGATTTCGCCCTGAATGAAAACGAGACGGCTGTGCTGAAGTTGATCAGCGAACAAAAGTATAAAGAATTAGGGGCGGCTCTGGATAAGTTCTATGACTCGTTCGATTTCTATGGCAAGAAGCTAACGAGTATGCTATCGGGATTCTGTAATCAGAATTTCATTCGCGCAATTACAGACCAGGAAAATGTGGTTAGTCAGGCGGAAAGATACATGGATGATCGTGACCGTCAGTTGCGCGAAGCCGAGAAGAAGGTAGAGGACGAGAAGATGAAGCTTCTGATTTTAAGGAACAGGGCTTGTACTTCTGGCGAAGATGAAAAGGAACTCATCGAATTCCTTAAGTCGAACAAAAACTTCACGGTGTTGGCCAAGGATCGTTCCACGCTTTCCATTGGCGTGAATTGCTATCTGAACGACTACAACGAAGATATCTTTAAGGAATACGTTGAAAAGCAGGATCGAGCTTCCAGCTATATCTACGAAAGCAGTCCGTACGGATTGGATCTCACCAAAAAGCTGTTTCTGGCGATTTGGAAAGAGCGTCGGTTCAATCTGCGTGTCTATTGCGAGTGGGTTTTACATGACGACTGCACTGTTGAAGCTAAAAGGGATTCCGAAATGCACGGTTACAGAGAACTGATGGAAGATCGAATCCCTCAGCCTCATATTGACCGCTATAGATGTTTCAGTGGCTATCAGAAAATGCTGAATGGTCTGGCACAAACCCGCGACTATATCGGCATTCTGTCTACCATTCAGACGTCTTCTTCTTATATCAACTGGACGGATTCTACTGTTGTTTCGACAATGATGGAATGGCTGTTTGGCACTAAGAAGAATGTTAAGTGTCTTGAGGATAAGGATGGCAACCGTTTCTCCATGACGGAAGTTGCCGAAATGCTTAAGAACGAACAGGAAAAAACTGTTGCATAAGGAGGTTTAATTTATGCAGCCGATCAAAGTGAATCAGAAGATTATCAATGATGTTCTGACTGATGTTTATACCCAGATTGCAAATCTTAGCGTCCTAAAGAACGAGAAAGTATCAATCAGTAAGATGTTGTCGAAGCCTGCTAAGGATGCCGTCGAGGTGAACTTTACCCCGGAAGCTTACCATGAAATGTGCATGTTGATCGATCACTTTGATACGGAGGTTGCCTGGCACGGTCTGGTAGATCGTATTGACAAGACACACTTCCGCATCACAAAGATTCTGGTCTATCCGCAGAAGGTCACGGGAGCCACGGTAAACACTGACCAGGAAAAGTACACGAACTGGCAGAACGAGCTCGATGATGATACCTTCAATGCTTTGCGTTTTCAGGGCCACAGTCATGTGAATATGTCTACGAATCCCAGCAGCGTGGACATGGATAAGCAGTGGGAGATGATCAACAATTTTGAGGATGATGTCTTCTACATCTTCATGATTTGGAACAAGAAGCGCAATTATAACGTTCGTGTTGTCGATATGGCAGAGAATGTTATTTACAGCGGCGATGATGTCAAGGTCACGATTGGCGATACCGATATGAAAAGCTTTCTTACGGAAGCGGAAAAGTTTATCGAAAAGCCAAACTACACTTATGCCGGTGGATACAGCGCAAACACGGGTACTTATGCAGGAGGCGCATTTGTTGGTAAGGCAAGCACCACAACGGCAACTCCAGCGAAAGAAGCAGAAACGAAACCGGCGGCGGTAATCCCTGCAAGCAAATGTTTGAAAACTGTTACCGGTGGTGCTGCTCCAAAACTTGCAAATGGGAACGGCAATAAATCCAATCTGGCGAATTACTATCAGAAGAACCCGGACGAGCTTGTAAAGAACTGGAATTCGAGCTGTTATCCGTACGAAAACGAACTCTATAATGACTAAGAGAGGAAATACATAATGGATCTGAGCAAAATCGAAATGATCTTCAACCCTGAAACGATCAAAGGACGCATTCATATTATCGGCTGCGGTTCTGTTGGTTCTACGCTGGCTGAACTTCTGGCACGGTATGGCATCACTAAGTTTACGCTGTGGGATATGGATCTGGTCGAGCCGAAGAATATCGTCAATCAGATGTTCTTCCAGCCCGATGTCGCTCATTCCAAAGTGGAGGCGCTGGCGAACATTCTCTACAACGTAAATCCGGAAACGAAGGAGGACGTCGTTCTGAAGCCGGAAGGCTGGCAGGGCGAAACCGTCAAGGGCTATGCGTTCCTGGCTGTGGACAATATCGAAATCCGTAAGCAGTTCCTGGAGAAAAACAAGTACAATCCGGAGTTGCTTGCCGTGTTTGATATCCGTACAGGTTTTCCGGACGCTCAGTGCTGGTCTGCTGACTGGACCGACAAGAAGCAGCGAGAGAATCTGGCGGCGTCGATGGACTTTACGCATGAGGAAGCTCAGTCGGCGAATCAGATCTCTGCATGTGGCGTGGTTCAGGGCTGTGCACCGACCGTTCGTTTGGTTGCATGTGAGGCAATCGCCAACTTCATCAACTTCACTGCGGGCAAAGGTCTGAGAAAGCAGATCCTGGTGAATCCGTTTGACCTGGAAAATGCCGTTGTGTCGTTCGGTTAAGCTTTAACGAAGATAAATAAAATCGTGATGAATAGTTGTTTGAAAAAGCAACGCACTCAGGCTAAGCCGAGTGTTTCGAAAAGGTAGGACGAGGTGCCAGGGGAGTGCACGCAGCTGATCCAAAGTGTGATCTTAAGCGGTAAGTCATTCGAAAAGAATTGCACGTAGGAACGTGAATTGTGGAACAAAACCCCAGAGATTCCAAATCCTAGAAGATACAGAAGTCCCGTCGCCAACCAGTGCACGGAGCCTGTAATCCAGGCGGAGGTCCACGGAGGCGAGGTAACACATGACACATTTAGATCACGATAAGACAAATACATGAGGAGCATAAAATGTATATCACTTATTGGAATCCTCCTAAAACTCGGCAGATTTCTTTTGAAGAGATTTTGGCTGGAGTTACTGATATTAGCAATTTGAGTCGTGGCGGAGATAATACTTCGACTATGACGATTTGTCGCGACAATTTAACGCCAAGATTGGAACAAATTACAAACGTTGAGAGTATGATCAATCAGCTGGCGGCGTTTAATCAGAAATATGCAGAGCTCGAATCCAGCAATCTTCCGAGTCACTATTATCACTTCGAGATCCCGAAGAAGACCGGCGGCTGGCGGCCAATCGATGCACCGGATAAAGAGCTTTCGGATGCCCTGTCAGAATTACAGAGACTGCTCAAGAGCTTTATGATTGCGGATTACCATACGAATGCGTTTGCATACATCCCAAACAGAAGCTTCATTGATGCTGTTCGTAAGCATCAGGCAGGACATGTCAAAACGAAAACGGACCCGGAGACTGGTGAAAAGAAAACTGTTTGTTATGAAAACAACTGGTCAGTCAAGTTTGACCTTCATGGTTTCTTCCCAAGTACGACGCCTGATTTTCTCAAAGGTATGTTCAGTATCATCTATCCGTTTGCTCTGATCATGAAATATCCTCGCGGTCAAGCGGAATTGGATAAGGCTCTGAATCTTTGCTTTTTGAATGGCGGTCTGCCGCAGGGAACACCGATCAGTCCGTGGCTTACCAACGTTATGATGATCCCGTTTGATCATCTGATCACGCGTAAACTGTGCTATGGATACAAGATGAAAGACGATATCGAGCGCGAGTTCACCTACACCAGATACGCGGACGACATGATGTTCAGCTGTTATTGCAGTTTTGATCCGATGGAAATCCAGGAAATCGTCGTCAATGCTCTGGAGTTTATTCACGCGCAGTTTACTTTGAACGCCGAAAAGACGCACTATGGAAGTCGGCACTCTAGTAAAAACTGGTGTCTCGGCTTGATGTGGAATAAAGACAATCAGATCACTGTTGGCTGGCGTAATCTTAAGAACTTCCGATGTGCTCTGACGAACTATGTCGAAGCAAAGAGTCACGGCAGGACCTGGGAACTGGAAGATCTTCAGAAATTCATGGGCAAGATCAATTACTACTACATGGTTGAGCCGGATGTTATCGAAGATCTAATTCAGCGCTACAATAAGAGGTTCAACGTGGACATTATTGCAATGCTTAAAGACGACCTTCGCCCAAAAGAGGGCGTTGTTGCATAACAGAAAGGAGTTTTAATCATGGTCGAATTGATTTGCCGGGATGGCGAGACTTCTTTGGATGAGCTCGAAAAACTGGCTGATATGCTCTACTACTCAACTGGAATTGACGTTGTTACTGTACCAGAACGAGAAAGACGGGCTATGGTCTTTTGGGGCCCAGAAGATGTAAAAGACATTGTTGAAGAGATGGGCATCAAATCCATTGATCCGAAAGACTTTAATTTCTGCGATACGATCGTTCAAGCGGCAGAAGGGAAAATCCATCAGGCGATGTTGGAAGCTGGTCGTGATGTTCTGTTCGATGCTGTCTGTGACACAGCTGAGTCGATGGGTGAGCATGTGTTTACAGATGAAGAGCCGTTAGAAGATAAATAAGATGATTACGTAACTGAAAATCACTTTGCATATCGTTCCAAAAGAGCGAGCATTGCGCCAAAGGCGGATGTTTAGAAGTATACAGGAGTTTTCGGCTGCTGCACTCGGATCTTCGGCGAGAGCCTCGCGCAGCCTAGCCTCAGAATGAATCTTTCGCGTGCGAGTATTCTTATCCCTCGAATAAAATTTGAGCGCTTCGCTAGAGAAATTTTACTCTTGTGATCAGAATCCTCGCCCAGACAGCTACAGATTTAGAAAGTGATTTTTAGGAAGAGGTTACATAATGGAAAAGAGTCCTATGATGTACAAACCAGGCGACAAGGTTATTGTTAAAAATACCTTGGCCATGGATAAACAATATCCGATGCTTTCTGGTCCTGACAGAGACAACGCACACTATTGTGTTAATGATTCCATGGAACACCAAAGAGGAATAATGTTTACGATCAAAGAAGCTGAAGACAACGGTTGGGGATATCGACTTAAAGAGTTCGGTTTTGGGTGGACCGACTCTATGTTTGAATCAGTTTGCGATAACGAATGTGTTTGCCAAAGTCTATTGTAAAGGAATGATTAAATGCAGAATCCATGCTACGGGTGTGTTTCTCCAAAGCGGTGTCCCGGTTGTCACGATCATTGTCCGGAGCGATTGCAATACGTAGAGCAGGTTCTTATTCCGCAGCGACACTACGAAAAAGAATATTGTTCTGGATTTAGTATCAATACTGTTGCCTACGATCGTGCAATGAGACAGCGAAAAAGAAAAGGAGAGAGTATGGGTTCTCATATGGGAGGATTTTTTAAGAGGTGATTTGAAGTGGCAGAACTCGCCAAAAAATATCAGAAGCGCGTAGTTCAGTTTCCGCAGCAACCGGCGTCTGAAGCGCATATTACCATGAGCGAATCGGAGTTGCAGGAAATGATTCGCGATATCGTAGAAGCCGCTCGTAAGAAGAAGCAAAGGAAAAAGCCGACGAACAGCATCTATACAAGCGATGGCCGACTTAAACCAACTCCTGCTGATCCGATTCGATCTAAAAGTGATTTTCGGGAAGTGGCCAACTATTTAGCGACAAATGGAGACCCAAAGTTCCGTCTACGCAACAAGGCTATTTTTGTATTTGGGTGCAGTATTGGTATCCGGTGTGGTGACTTGCTCAACCTTAGAACATCCGATGTGTACGAAGCAAACGGCAGCGTGAAGGAACATGTTGAGCTATTCGAAGAAAAAACTAGAAAACGTAATGTGTGCAAGATTCCCAAAATGGCCGTCGAAGCTTTGGAAGAATATCGCGCAGAACAAGATTTCGAAATCGGTCAGAATACATATTTGTTTCGTAGTCGTAAAGGCGGTCCGCTGAATGTTCGCAGCTTTTATCACATCTTGAAAGCGGCTGGAGAAGCATGCGGGTTGGATATTGATCTGTCTACCCATACAATGCGTAAAACCTATGCAATGGCAGCTCTTCAGACAGCGGAAAAAGCTGGTACATCTGGGCAAACGATCGAGATGCTTCAAGAAAAGTTTAAGCATAGCAGCCAGCGAGTCACAATGCACTATGTCAAAGTTGACCAGGATAGAATGGACGAAATGTCTGATCGAATTTCTGATTGGTTCGATGATGGAGGAGACGAATGAGTAAGTATTTATATCAGCCCGGAGACGCAGTACGTGTTCGAAGTGATTTGTCCGAAGACACTGTGTATGCAATGAAAAGCGGCGATGATATAACTCCCCATTGGCTTGCAGTCGGCGACATGCTTTCGTTTGCCGGCAAAGTTGTTCACATTGAAAAGATGCTGGGTGATGTGTATACAGTAAAAGAAGTAAAAGGTTTTATCTGGGTAGATGAAATGTTTGAAGACACTTTAGATGAATGTGTTTGTTCTTCTCTGTTATGAGAAAGAGGTAGGAAATGTCAAGATATTACAGATATAAAAACGGCGAAGAGGTAATGGTTCGTGAGGATCTAGTCAAATACGAAAAATATTATATGCGCTCTGGATATATGGCGGATAGAGAATATAAAGCTGCAACACAGTGGCAAGTTTCAAGAGCTGGGACTGCGGTTCATATCCGCGATAAAAAGAAAGGACGTTATTTTATCGAAGAAGACGGATGCTTTGACGCTTGGACTGATGAAATGTTTGATCCGGTCGGCGAGTGCGTATGCAAGTCTTTACTGTAAGGTGGATGTATGGAATATCGGTATAAAATTGGTGACATTGTAGCAGTTCGCTCTGATCTCACACGTAAAAAATGTTATTATATGCATTCTGGTCCAAAATCCGGGTGGGAACCTGGAACGATGTCATCTATGGAAAAACATCGAGGAGAAGTTCATACAGTTGTCGGTTACAATTACGGATATTATTTAATCGACGAACCGGAAAATCTATGTTGGAGCGACGACATGTTTGAACCGATTCAAAACGAATGCGTCTGCAAAAGTCTTTTGTGAGGTGTTTTATATGAGCGATTTACTATACAAGCCCGGAGATATCGTTGTAATTAGTTCTGACTTAAAAGAGGGCGAATATCCTGTTTTGTTTGGGGCATGTAAAGGGAGAACGCTTTACTGCAATATAGAAATGGAACAACAAGCAGGAAGAACATTTAAAATAAAGAGGGTAGAAAAACAGGGAGACGAGTATGCTTACTATCGTCTTGATGGAGCAAGCTGGCTGTGGACCGAATCGATGTTTGAATCAGCAAAAGATGATGAATGTTTTTGCATGAGTTTATTATAAAGGAGAAAAAATATGTCTGACTTTAAGGAATTTCGCGCATTGCTGCAGGACCACTTTAACGAGATGGTGAAGGTTGAGAATCCTCTGTTTATCACGGATGCCGATGAGGACGAGCTGTATAATCTGTACCTCGATAGCTTCCCGGCCGGCACGAACCCAATCTTCCGCAAGCGCCGCGAGTATGATTGCTCCTGCTGCCGTCGTTTCGTGAAGAATATCGGTAAGCTGGTGGCATTTGATGCGAATTACAATCTGATTACTATCTGGGACTTCGATGCAAAGTCTGCCAAGTATCAGCCTGTTGTTGATGCACTGGCCGCCTATGTAAAGAGCCGCGCCATTGTGAATCCGTACTTTGTCAGTCGCAATATGATCGGTTCTGGGAACATGTTCGGCACCGTGATGAACTACGAGTATGATGAAAACCACAAGGATGTATATACTTGGGATCATTTCGCGGTCAATATTCCGCAGCGATTCATTACCAGCGGAGATGACGTGGCTACCAAGATGGCTCAGTGGCGTGATTCGGCAAATGTGTTCAAGCGCTCTCTGGAAGAGTTGACTATGGAAGCTGTTGATACTGTGCTGGAGCTGATTGCTCAGAATAGTCTGTATCGCGGCAAGGAGTTTGAGCGGTCTGTAAAGGAGTTTAAGCACGATAAGATTGATTATGACAAACTGTCTGTTAATGAAAAGCTTGCCTTTGTATGGCTTGCCCCTACATATGCTACGGCGGCGCAGCTTCGCATTCGTAACACCGCTATCGGCACCCTTCTTATCAATTTGAGCGAAGGTATGGATGTGGATTCCGCCGTTACCGCCTTTGAGAAGGTGGTTGCTCCTGCCAATTATAAGCGTCCCAAGGCAATTTTCACCAAAAAGATGCTGGAAGATGCACAGAAGACCGTCACCGAGCTTGGCTACATGAACAGTCTGGGTCGTCGTTTTGCCACCCTGGATGATATCACCGCCAACAATATCCTGTTCTGTAATCGAGACGCAGCCCCTCGTATTGCTGGCGCTGTGAATCCGTTTGAAGCAATGGCGAAGACTGTTGCAATTGATCCTAAGAAGTTCGGCCGCGCAGAGGAAATCGGTATTGATAAGTTCATCAAAGACGTGCTGCCCACTGCGACTGGTCTGGAACTGTTTATGGAGAATCGGTTTGAGAAGAATATGATGTCTCTGATTGCTCCACAGGATAAGAATGCGCCGTCTATGTTCAAGTGGGCGAATGGTTTTAGCTGGGCATATACGGGCAACGTGACCGACAGCCAGATCCGTGAGAACGTCAAGAATGCTGGCGGTAAGGTTGATGGCGTGCTGCGTTTCTCTATTCAGTGGAACGATATGCCGGGCGAGTGGGATGAAAACGATGAGGACGCTCATTGCATTGAACCCGATAAGAACCATATCTATTTTGGCAACAAGTGGCATCCGCGTACTGATGGCCGCCTGGATGTGGATATCACTTACCCTGACCGGGGTAAGACTGCGGTTGAGAATATCACATGGCCTGATATCAAAAAGATGAAAGAAGGCGAGTACAGTTTCTACGTGAACTGTTTCGCTGGTCGTGGCGGCAATACCGGTTTCCGTGCTGAAATTGAGTTCGATGGGAATATCTACTCTTTCAACTACAATAAGCCGCTTCATCAGGGGCAGAATGTCGCCGTGGCAAAAGTTACGCTGAAGGACGGTAAGTTCTCTATCAAGGAGCTGCTGCCCAGTTCTACCAGCACCCGCGAAATCTGGGGTGTGAATTCCAACCAGTTCGTACCTGTGTCTGTGGCGATGTATTCTCCGAATTACTGGGACGAGCAGACCGGCAATGGCAACCGTCACTACTTCTTCATGCTCAAGGACTGTGTCAACCCTGAAAGGCCCAATGGTTTCTACAACGAATTCCTGAAGGCGGAGCTGCTACAGCATAAGCGTGTGTTTGAAGCTCTCGGTTCTCAGATGGCGGTTCAGTCGGTGGATGACCAGCTGTCTGGTGTTGGCTTCTCTGAGACGAAGCACGACTCCTTCATTGTCAAGGTGCAAGGCGCTACGGAGCGAGTTTTGAAAGTGGTGATTTGATGGATTGGCATTATTGGCGTTATAAACCGGGAGATAAGGTTCGAGTGATCGACCATTTTGTTAAAGAGCACGAATATCATATGGTGTCTGGACCAGGTTGTGGACGTACTACAACCGTAAAATGGAGTTATGAAGAACGTTCAAGACTCGCTGGCTCTATTGTTACGATTTCCGAATATTGTGACAACGAACGTTATCAGATCAAAGAAACCGGATGCCGAATGAACTGGACCGACGAGATGTTTGTGGGTCTGGCTGATAACGAATGCTACTGCGAATCTCTTCTGTGAGGTGCCAAATGGACTATCGGTACAAAATAGGCGAGGCCGTTTTGGTTAGAGACAATCTTGAATATGGGGCTTTTTATAATATGATGTCTGGTCCTTATCCAAACAATAACACAAATATTGCGACATTAGGCATGTCGGAGCTCCATGGACAATTGGTTCATATTAAAGCTTATACTTCTGCGGGTCAATATCTCGTAAAAGAAACAGGCAGTTCTAGATGGACTGATGGTATGTTCTCTGGTTCAGCAAGCAATGAGTGCTACTATGAATCACTTCTGTGAGGTCGTTATGCATTATGTATTTCCGCTTCGATTTAAGCCAGGCGATCGTGTTGTGATTCGTCCGGATTTGAATATCAATACGGGCTATCAAACATTTGGAGGCAAGAATGCCGGTTATCATTCAGCACCAACGCCGAATATGGTTCGCCTTGCTGGATCGGAATTTGAGATTAAGGAGTATTCTAGGTCTCAAAAAACTGTAAAACTGAAGTGCTGTAGTTTTTATTGGACAGAACAAATGCTGATTCCTCAAAGTTTTGTAGAACAGGAATGTGTTTGTGAATCACTTTTATAAAAATTAAAGGAGAAATAATTATGGAAAAGAATCTGTTTGAAATCGCAACTCGTAATCGTTACCGTTTTACCTACAAAGGCGTCATGACTGTTGAGGATCTGTGGGACCTGAATGTTGAGGCTCTGGACGCAATCTTTAAGACTTTGAACCGCCAGAAGAAGACTGCAGACGAGGACTCCTTGCTGGCCGCGAAGAGTGCCGAGGATACCGAATTGGCAAACAAGATCGAGCTGGTCAAGTACATCGTGTCTGTCAAGCTGGCCGAATCTGAAGCTCGTGTGAATGCTGCCGAGAAGAAGGCGCAGCGCGATAAGATTATGAAGATTGTGGCAAAGAAGAAGGACAAGGAACTGGAAGATATGGATGTTGAGCAGCTGATGAAGAAGCTGGAAGAGCTGAACTGAAAAGGAAAGTATCAAAAATGAAAGTTGTTGAAAGCGCAAGCAATCTGTTCCTGTATGGCGACGATATGAAGGCATATGACAAGATCCCTGCAGGCACCTATGATATCCACTGCTCTGAGATGACCGGTTTTTATCTGTCTCGCCGTCCTGATATGGTCATCAACGAAAAAGTGTATGGTGTCCAGAGCGGCAAGGTGGCTAAAGTCTTGAATTCGTTCAAGGTGTTCAATCGTAACCTTGGCGTTATCCTCAGCGGTAACAAGGGCATTGGTAAGTCTCTGACTGCTAAGATGATCGCAATTGAGGCTATCAAGCAGGGATATCCTGTGATTCTGGCAAACCGTTATATTGGAGGTATTGCCAGCTTTATCGAGTCCATCGATCAGGAAGTCATGATTCTGTTTGACGAATTTGATAAGACCTTCAAGTCCCGTGACGGTGAGAACCCACAGGATACGATGCTGAGTCTGTTTGATGGCACCAGTGCAGGCAAAAAGCTGTTCGTTGTTACCTGTAACCAGCTTAATGGTCTGAATGACTATCTGGTCAATCGTCCCGGACGCTTCCACTATCATTTCCGCTTCGATTATCCGGGCGCTGATGAGGTTGAAACCTATCTCAAGGATAAACTCGAAGAGAAGTATTACGATCAGATCCCTGCCGTGGTCGATTTCTCTGGTAAGATCGATCTGAATTACGACTGCCTGCGGGCTATCGCCTTTGAGCTGAATCTGGGAACTCCGTTTGCAGAGGCTATCAAGGATCTGAATATCATCAACATGAACGAGACCAGCTACAAACTCACTGTTCTCTTCAAGGACGGATATCACGCATCTTGCACTAAGCGTCTGGATCTGTTCAATGGTGCACAGCGTATCTATTTTGAGGTCAAACTGAAAGATGGCTTCTGGCCTGATTGCTACATTAACACCGAGGATATCCAGTATAACCCCGCCAACGGTGAGCAGTTCATTGATGGTAAGAAGGTTGATGTAATCAATCCGTATTCCAAGAGCGAAGAGGATGAAAAAGATCGCTATGAAGCCTTTGAAAAGGATAATGGCGTGGTCAAAGTCATCATCTCTCGTGCTCGTGAAAGAGATATTCACTATATGGTTTAAGGAGATTTATTTGATGCGCACTTATGAAAAGATTGAGACGGTTTTCAATCGCGATACAGTTGGTACAAAGAAATTGATTCTTGGAAATTTTCGCAACGAAACTGTCGAGTTTTTGAAAGACGTTGAGTGGATGTTTACAGAAAAAGTCGATGGTACAAATATTCGCATTTGCTGGAATGGACATAGGGTTGAATTCAGAGGGCGCACTGATAACGCCGAGATCCCAAAGCCTCTTTTGAATGCATTAAACGAAATTTTTGGAACCTCTGAGACAGAAGAACTTTTTGAGCAGACCTTTGGAGAAAAGAATGTAATCCTTTTTGGTGAAGGGTACGGAGGGAAAATTCAGGGCGTTGGCGGCGGATACAGCCCGAACGAAACTTTTATCCTTTTCGATGTCTTGATCGATGAAAATTACCAAACTCGTGAATGGGTTGAAAAAACAGCGCAAATGTTTGGTGTAAAAGTTGTTCCAGTTCTATTTACTGGACCTCTTCAGACTGGAATCGATTATGTTTGTGGACATCCAAAGTCTGTTATTGCTGCGAAAGACATTTATATGGAAGGCATTGTTGCTCGCCCGAAAGTTGAACTGAAAGATCGACGTGGCAATCGGGTAATCGTTAAAATAAAGTGGAACGATTTTAAGGACTTCGCAAAGGAGAAATAATATGGTCAAAGCAAATCATTATAACATCTGCTCTTTCCCTGATGGTACACCCCTGATCAAGAAGGATATGACCATCAATTATCTCAATGTGATCAACATTGTCTGGACGTTTGAGTCTATGGCTGAACTTCCCACGGTCATCATGATTGCAAAAGACATAAAGGACAACGGGGGAGAGGCTGAGTTATTTATGCCATATATCCCGAATGCTCGTATGGATCGTGCCTATCACGACGAGGATGTGTTCACTCTCAAGTGGTTTGCTGACGAGATCAATCAGTGTAAATTCAGCCGCGTTGTTGTATTTGATCCTCACAGTGATGTGGCTCCGGCGCTGATCGATCGTTGTGAGGTACATACTCCGATTCGTGAGATTTGTCAGGTGATCGAAGAAAGCAAGCCTGATGTAATCTACTTCCCGGATGCCGGCGCGATGAAGCGTTATGAGGAAACTGTTCACTGGGCACTGGACCGTGTAGGTTGCAAGGCTTACATCATTCACGGCGACAAAAAGCGTGAGTGGAAGACCGGCAAGATTCTTGGTTTGGACGTCACGGGATATCCTCCAAAGAAAGGCAAGGTTCTTATGATCGATGATATCTGCTCTTACGGTGGCACTATGTTTTATTCGGCTGAAAAGCTGAAAGAGCTGGATGTAGGCGACATCGATATGTACGTCAGTCATTGTGAGAACAGTATTTTGGATAAGGAACGCGGCCATCTGTTTGATGATCCGGAGCTGATTCATATGGTCTATACCACAGACAGTATCTTTACCGGCAAGCACGACAAGATCACTGTTTTTGAACACAAGTGGGACGAGGATTGATATGGAAATTTGGACATTGGATATTCATTTTAATACAGACGGAGATTTTGGTTGGCAGCTTGCTCCGGTCGCTATGACCTATAATGCAAACGATCAATTTTACAAGTTGAGTGTGCTTCGAGAAGTTAAAAATGATGTCGAAAAACGTCAAGCAACTGCCGAATTTACTTGGATTTTAGAACAGTTGATTGCAAATCTTCATACCGACAAAAATTATGTTTTTGACTACGTTGATGAAATGCTAAATGACTCTCTTGATGAAGAGTGGAAAGAAGATTTTTGTCATGAACTGTCTGGCAACTATGATGGTTCCTACGTCCGGTTCCATATTTGTACATCAAAAGATAAAATGTCTTTCAAGGTTAACTGCACAAGAGAAGAGTACGAAAAAATTCAAGAAAAATACGGTGATTTCTTTAGCATCACTTCAAATAAAATCGTAGAAAAACTTCTGGAGGAGGATTTGAAATGAAGTTGGCCGAGCTGTTATCTGTTATGAGTAAGGATGAAGTGGTACTTGTCGCAAATAAAGGTCATGGCATTTATGGACAGCATTTGATTTACAATAGTGTTTCAAAAATTTTGAAGGAAGATGCTGACAAGTACGAAGTTCTGCGGATTGAGCACCCAATGGACAAGGTATATTTTATTGTGTATGTAAAATAACGATAAAGCTGAGATTTAAGGAGGTTTTCATTATGATGAAAGTTACCGAGAATCACACTGAAAAGGAAATCTGGGATGCAATTTGTACCCTTTCTGACATCCGGGCTGGGTGCAATCTCTTCGATCCGAATGATGTAAAAAAGTATGAAGCGTGTTCTATGGGCATTCTGGCTTTGAGAGAGGTTTCCGGAGTTGATAAAAACTAAGATTTAAGGAGGATTTGGAATGATCAATATCAACCCGATGCTGCTGTGTGACTTCTATAAGACAACGCACAGCAAACAGTTTCCGGCCGGCACTACCAAGCTGGTCAGTTATTTCACTCCACGCATGAGCCGACTGAATGGCGTGGACGAAGTCGTCGTGTTCGGCATTCAGGCGTTCTGTAAGGATTATTTGGTACAATACTTTAAAGAACAGTTCTTTGATCGTCCAAAGCACTTAGTTATTAAAGAATACAAGCGTGTTTTGGATTCAACTATCGGCGAAAAGGCGTATGACATTAATAAAATCATCGCACTGCATGATCTGGGATATCTTCCTGTCGAGATTAAGGCTCTGCCAGAAGGCACTCGTTGCCCCATCCATGTACCGTTTCTGGAGATGAGCAATACCCATCCTGATTTCGCATGGGTTCCGCAGTTCCTCGAATCCTTTATGAGCTCTGAGTTGTGGCATCCGATGATTTCTGCAACGGTCGGAACTCTGTATCGCGATATCGTGAATAAGTATTACGATGAAACCGTGGAGGATGGCGTGCCCCATGCTCGTGCCCTTGGTGATTTCAGTTTCCGTGGGCAGGAGTGTATGCAGTCGGCAGTTAAGTCAAGCGCCGGTTGGTGTCTGAGTTTTCTGAATACGGCTACTGTCCCTGCGATTCCGTATCTGGAAGAAATGTATCGCTGCAATTGTGAAGAAGAGCCCGTTGCGTTTGGCGCTGTTAGCACTGAGCATAGTGTGATGTGTTCTAACTTCGCAGTCGATGGCGATGAGATCACTTTCATCCGCCGGGCGCTGACTGAGTTGTATCCGAATATGAGTTTCAGCATGGTATCTGACTCCTACGACTATTGGAATCTGGTCGATAATATTCTGCCGCAGCTCAAGGATGAAATCATGGCTCATAATGGTACGCTGCTGATTCGCGGCGATTCTGGCGACCCGGTCGAGATCGTCACGCAGACTGTCTATCATTTGTGGGATATCTTCGGCGGCACGGTCAACAGCAAGGGTTATAAGGTGCTCGACCCCCATGTGAAAGCTCTGTATGGCGATTCCATCACTGTGCAACGCTGTGAAAAGATTTATGCCGAACTCAAAGCACACGGTTTCGCCTGCAACAATGTCAGTCTCGGCGTTGGTTCCTTCTCCATGCAGTGCATCGAGCAGAATGGTCAGTTGAAGCCGTTCACCCGCGATACTTTTGGCATGGCAGTCAAGGCAACTTATGGTGTGGTCAATGGCAAGGAGATTCAGATCTTCAAGGACCCCAAGACCGACACTGATCACTTTAAGAAGAGTCTGAAGGGTATGTGTTATGTCACTGAGAATGATTCTGGAAAGCTGGTTTGTACTGATGGCCTGATGGATCACGCCGCTCATTCTGACGGAAACATGCTGCAAATCGTATTCCGTAACGGTGTCATGATCAAAGAGTACAGCTTGAAAGAAGTTCGCGACCGACTGTGGGAAGGGAAGTTCTGATGAGCGGTTCAAGAACGTGGATGGGCAAACCAGAGCTGTTATACTTCATTGTTGATGGTAAAGCAGTTGCGTGTGAGTATCGAAATGAAGCTAGAAAGCTTATTCAAAATGGATTTTTCAGAAAATATGGGTATGGCAATGTTATAGTTGTGAATCCTGCTTTTGAAAAATTCAATCTAAATAGTCCGAGAGCAGCACAGTATTTTGCAATTAAAAATTTAGATAAGAGGTGAGTTCATGGCCGTAATTATCAAAGAAGGCAACGTATTTGATTCTGACGCTGATATTATCTGTCATCAGGTAAACTGTCAAGGCGTCATGGGATCAGGTGTTGCCAAGGAGGTTCGCGAACGCTATCCGTATGTCTTTAAGGAATACAAGATGGCGTGCGACATAGCAAAAGATTATCCAGCGAAACTCTTAGGAGAAGCACAGATCCTTGGAGTTGACGAAAACGACAAAACTCGTTGGATTGTAAACTGTTTTGGTCAGGAAAAATATGGCTATGATGGAGCGCAATATACTTCTGTAGGAGCGCTGATGGAAGCCTTTCAGAAGGTTGCTACATTTGCAAGTGATTCCAATATGGTTATCGCAATGCCCTACAAGATTGGTTGTTGTCGTGGCGGTGCTGATTGGGATACGGTCAAAAAGATCATCGAAGTCACTTTCAAAGATTGTAATGTTGAGCTTTGGAAACTAAATTAAGGAGGTTTTTATATGCGCAGATATGAATTTGACGCAGCAAAGATAAAGGATGAAATCGTTCAGTGGATTCGAAATTATTTCCGCAAAAATGGCCCTGATTGCAACGCGGTAATTGGTATCTCTGGTGGTAAGGATTCCAGTATCGTGGCTGCTCTGTGCTGTGAAGCGCTGGGTAATGGCCGTGTGATCGGCGTTCTGATGCCGCAGGGTGTGCAGGAAGACATTGATGTGGCGCGGGACCTGGTCAAGCATCTGGGTATCAAGTCTTTCGAGATCAATATTGCGGAAACTGTGAATGCGCTGCTGGCCAAGGGACGAATCGCCGGTCTGTGTGATTCTAAGCAGGCTCGTGTGAATCTGCCGGCACGAATCCGTATGGCAACTCTGTTCATGGTGTCTCAGAGTATGAATGGGCGAGTGGCTAACACTTGCAATTATTCGGAGGACTATGTCGGCTGGGCTACACTGTTTGGAGATGGTGCAGGCCAATTTAGCCCTCTCGGTAAGCTGACTGTTACAGAGGTAAAAGCGATTGGTCGTGAGCTTGGTCTGCCTGAAAAGTTTATCGAGAAAGCACCCGCGGATGGGCTGACTGGCAAAACCGACGAGGACAATTTCGGCTTCACTTATGAATTCCTCGACAAATATATTCGCACGGGTGACTTCGGTGGCGATAGTGCTACGGCTGCCAAGATCGATCGGATGCACGAGGTGAATATGTTCAAACTGTTGCCGATGCCTATGTATAAATCTAATTTTTACGAGGTTGAGTGGTAAGGGAGAACAGCATGAATAATGATCGCAAGAAGAAAATTGACATTATCAAAGGAAGGCTTTTAGCGGTAGCGAGAGAATTTGATTCTATTAAAGGAGATGTCGAGGATATTTTAGACGAGGAGGAAACCGATCGCAACAATATCCCGGAAAATATGCAAAACAGTGCTTTATATGATAAAGCTGATGCTGCGTGTGATGCGCTTAATAGCGCCATTGACTCTATGGATACGCTGATTTCCGCTGGACCTTTGGATCTTATTGATGATGTATTGGGATATCTTGAGAATGCAAAGGAGTGATTGATGTGCGTGAGAAGAAAGATTGTTTGATTGTTGTTGATATGCAGAACGACTTCGTAACCGGTGCTCTTGGAACTCCAGAAGCTCAGGCCATTGTGCCGAAGGTCGTTGAGAAGATCAAGAACTGGAAGGGTGAAATTCTGTATACGCAGGATACGCATTTTGACAACTACCTCGAAACTCAGGAAGGCAAACATCTTCCTGTAAAACATTGTATCGAACATACGAGGGGCTGGTTATTTGTTGATGAGATTGAATATGATCTTTTGCCAGAAATGAAAGATCCGCAAGCAAAAATTTACGAAAAGAGAACTTTCGGTTCGAAATTGCTGATGGAAGAGCTATGTGACGCTCATTTTTCTACGATTGGAGAAATGGCAGATTTTGAGATCAATTCCATCACTTTGATCGGCCTGTGCACAGATATCTGTGTTATCTCCAATGAACTTCTGCTTAAGGCAGCACTGCCTGAAGTTCCTATCATTGTGGATGCAAGCTGTTGCGCTGGTGTTACTCCTGAGTCTCACAAGAATGCACTGGCAGCTATGAAGATGTGCCAGATTGAGATTATCAACGAGGGATAAAATGCACTACGTCAATGAAGATATTATTTTGAGTGCTGATGGAGCGAAACGCCTCAAGTATCTTTTAAGTCATCCAGATGTAGAGGAAACGCAAAAGAAATTAAAGAAGTGTCTCGACTCTCTCGCTGAAATGAACTATCAGGAGTATGAGGACGGGACCGCCTCTTTTGATATTGATATTGAGGTGTAAGCCATGGAAGAAATTCTGATTTTCGGTTAATTCACAGCGGATGCCAGGTGAGTAGCGGTACTGGGGCAGACATAACCGCCGCCAAAACAATTTAGTTGGAGGTGTGCAATATGTTTTTACTTATCAATATTTATGAGAGCGAAACAACTTCGGCTTATGTCGCCAACGTGAAAAAGTTTGAAAGTTTCGATGCAGCGCAAAAAGAAATGCAGAAATGCGTTCAACGCGCGTATTGGGATTACTATAAAATATGGAAAGATGACAACGAAGACGAGGATCGTGAACCACACGTAGATGGAGACGATACAACAATGTTTGTTGTTGGTTATGGCTATAAGGATACTTGGCAGATTTATCATTTATAAAAGAGGTGCAATTATGGCCAGTAATGTAATGAAAATCAAAACGCCGATTGGCAATCTTATGGTCGAGCTTGGTGATACAGAACAAGACTACTACGCTGCTGTCGCTTTAGAGCGAAATGATGGAGAGATTGTCGACTTGACAGAAGGCCGCATTATGAAAGAAGACAATAGTGCGGAGATTTCTGTTTGGGCAGACCCAAGTACGGACATGAGTTCGGATGTCTACAGAATTTCAAAGGAAGCTTTAATGATTGGAGCAGTGTAAATGACTACGGGTGACAGAATTCAAAAAGTAAGAAAAAGTCGTATGCTTTCGCAGAGAGGACTTGGAAATCTCCTTGGCCTAACCGGTGCAGCTATCGGTCAGTGGGAAAACGGACTCCGGAATCCTCGACCTGAAACACTGTGTAAAATCGCAAACGCATTAAAGGTCGACGTTGCTGAATTGAAAGGGGATGAAAAGGCTTTGGAACTGACAATTAAAGATAGTCCCATTATGGAAAAACAAATCACAACTAAAAATGAAGCATATAGCATGTTAGACGAGTCTTTTACTCCGGATGAAGCAGCTGTCGTAAAGCATTTTTTGAATGAACATGGATTTTGGGGTGCTCCGGCATCTACTAAGTATCATGGAAATTATCCAGGCGGTCTTGCTGAACATAGTCTGGCAGTCGCAAAGAATCTGGTACAGCTGACAAAACAGCTCGGTTTGAAATGGAGTCGTCCCGGTTCTCCTGTCATTATTGGCTTGCTGCATGATGTTTGTAAAACGGATCAGTATGAACTAATCGGCAAGACAGACGGCTATCAGTACAAATATCGAACGGACTCTATTTATAGTCACCATGGCGAGAAGTCTATTTGTATGCTGGCGAGCTGTATCACCATGACCGAAGAAGAAATCGCTTGCATTCGTTGGCATATGGGAGCTTATGAAACCGACACGAACGAGTGGAAATATTACGGTAACGCCATTGCAAAACACCAAAACGTGTTGTGGACGCATACTGCCGATATGATGGCAAGTCACATTAAAGGGGTGTAATGATGTCGAAAGTATCAACGGAGCAACTGAACGACATCGCTAAGATGGTTTTAGAATGCAGGCTTGGTAGCAGTTTTTGTTTTCCCATTCAGATTGAAAAGATTATTCCATATGGATTGATTGTTACGGAAGTCGATTTTTTTGATATGTACAAAGATTCTGTGCTTACGTCAAAGCAGGAACGATACGAGCAGAGAAATCTAAAATTTACCACGATCTCTCAGATAACGATTCGAAGAATTCTTGCAACTCCAGAGAAGTTTGCTGGTACGATTTTCATCCAAAAAAATTTAGATCAGGCGACCAAAAGGTTCGCCATTGCGTATGAGTATGCACGTTTCTTACTCAAGACATTGTATGACACAGAGAACATCGGGTTGACTTGTGATTTAGAACCGAGCCTTGGGCTGTACGATTTTACTTCAGAAAATGACTTTTTAGCGTCGGAACTAGCCAGAGCTTTGCTGCTACCGTATGAGTTGGTGTGTCAAGAGAAAACAAAATATCAAAGCCAATCCATTCATCTGCCAATCGACTATTCGGACTGGATCATCCATTTGCGTGATTTGGCACAGATGCCAGAATATCAAGTGGTTCTAGGATATGAAGCGATTAGAAAGAGAAAAACGAAGGAACTTACTCATGGAGAATAAAATCATTATTGTGAGCGCACAGACTGACGCGGAATATTACATGACAGAAGATCAGATTCAGGCCGCCTATGATTACCAGCAGTGGCAGAACTATTATAAAGACGCACAGGACCACATCAAGAGCTGGCTTGAAGAGTTCGATGTGGATAAAGCATCGTTTAAGAAGCGTTTTGGTGTGGATTATGATGTTCTTTATAACTGCGCCGATGCGATCGCTGATGATTTTCTGGATCATTTCGATGCAAATATTGCGGATAATGACCAGTTTGATTGTCTGATTCATGAGCACATCAACAGATTAAAGGATGCAAACTGATGGCTGCAAAATGGGAAACGATGCGATTGTCTGAATCTCAGGATCGTAGGGTAAAACTAACAACAGAAAAGAAAAAAGAAATCCTTCGCAAATTTGAAACCGGTAAAGGCACGATTCGTGGTCTTGCAAGAGAATATAATGTAAGCCACAAAACGATTGCGCTGATTGTTGATCAAGAAGCAAAACGAAAGAATGATGAATATATTAAACTACACTGGAGAGATTACAAACCGAGCAAAGAAGAACATGCTGCCAGTGCTAGAAGGACAAGATCGTATAAATATCGTTTATATAAAAAAGGAGAGTTAAAATAATGGGACAGCGGCTGGTTATTACGATTCATGCGTTTGACGAAGACATCGCCAAGATTTATTATCATTGGTCCGCATATACCACAAGCGCTCTTCAGGAAGCAAAAGATATTATCGATAATGTGAACTGGTTCGATGCCACTAACAAAGACGAACTTATTCTTCGCATTACAAGGCAGCTTGAGGAATGCGGCGGCGGAGTGAATATTCGCGACCGAGAAGCGTTCAAGAAAAAATATCCGAATGAAACATTTAAGGATGATATCAACAGAAATTATGGTTTGATTGCAATCACAGACGACGGTATGGGAGAGCTGGAGTATTGGTCGGAAGGGGATTTGACGATTGATTTTGACGAGGAAACAGTATATAACGAAGTAATGTTTACATATGTTTCCGATGAAGAATTCAGACAGGAAAGGGCGGACTCTGGGTATGAAGATGACGATATTGATATAAAAAATATCAAACAGCTTTTATTTGATCCTACCGAGGTGCGCTTCTTTGCTCTTGATTCGGCGATTAAGACGCTTGATGGTTTGCAGTTTTGTCGCTACTTTGGTCAGATTTACGAACTGATTACTTGAGGTGGGGTTTATGATTACAATGTATCGCGGCAAATGGAAATTTTCTGTGATGAGCGCTGACGAAGCAGAAGACTTTATCCGACAGCCACATTTTGAACGAATTCAGTTTATCTCTATTACTGAGGCGAATGGTCATCATATTGATTTTCATAAGTGTGAAGGCAACATCACATTCCTTCCATTGAAGTTTGATGATTGCACTACTGATCTGGAAGGGACATGTATTACGGATATTCAAGCTAGGAATATTGTGAAATTTGTCTTGGATAACCACGAAGCAGATAAGACCGATTGGTTCTGTGTGAACTGTGCTGCTGGCGTATCGAGATCCGCCGCCGTATGCGCTGCCATTATGAGAATTCTGTGTAATGACGATATGCCGGTATTCACCAACAGTCATTTCTGTCCGAATATGACAGTGTACCGTGAAGTGCTCAATGCTTGGATCGATAAATTGTCGGATGATGGCGAAAATACATCTCAGGAAATTTGGAATTCAACGAATCCGAATCTGATTGGAGAATAAATATGACACACGAATGGGTTGAACAAGAAAAGAAACGGCTGGCTGAGAAGTTTGAAAATTATCCACAGCGACTTCTCGATGAATGGTATGCAATCCCTGAAGAGTATCGAGATGTACGCTTGAAGAAATATAATCTCTGGCCAGAAATCGCTAACATTGAAGCATCTATCAGAGAGGGAAGTCCTGTGAAAACGGTTGATATCCACATGCTTTTCACATATACAGATGAAAATTTCCTTGATTTTTATTTCAAAGATAGAGAGGCGTTTATTCCTGCTGCGGCAAAGTATTACGCTCATTTTCATAAAAATCTAGGGCAATATTATGAGTATCTGGAGTACGGCACAGTGTCGGTTGAAGAGGCCGAAGACAAAGTTATGGATTTCAACGGCGATATTATCATTACAGATCCATGTTATCTGTCTCATAATATGTCAAATGACGAGCGGAGAAAGTTTGAATGTTGCGATATCAGCAGTTATGGCATCATTGGAATAGAGTCCAATACTTACTACGGTGATTGGGGTTGTACTACATTCGTACCCGAAACGAAGGTTAAACTGGGCGAATTCTGCGCAGATGCCGGTATGGTATGTGTGGCTGATTTGGCATCCGTCTTAAAGTTTAATCCAAAATACAATGATCATCTTGAAAAGCCTTGGTGTGCAACTTGGATCAAAAATTTCAAAGGTACTGTTCGTATCGCCATTGATGAAAACAAAGAGCGCTGGCCGGATTATATCGTTCATGTGGTAGGGCATGGTGTCAATAAAGAAACAGGAGAGACGATCGAATTTGATACGGTGCAAACAGGGTTATGATGAACTATATTTTGAGATTATTATCTCGATTTATTGATTTTTGCCTTGAGTGGGCATGGTTAATTGTTCCGATGTGGGCATTTTGTTTTATTGCTGTAATGTTAATAATCTCAAGCGCAAAGAGGTGGTAAAAAAATGACACGAGAAGAATTACAGAGCGTCATTGATAGCGAACCGTATGATTTTCTGCGCACTAATCCGCATCTTGGTAAGCATTTAATGTTTCTAACTATTGGCGGCAGTCATGCTTACGGAACGAACGTAGAAGGATCTGATGTGGATATTCGCGGTGTAGCGTTGAACTCCAAGGAGGATTTTCTTGGGTTGGGCCAATTTGAACATCATGTGGATACGGCAACTGACACAACGGTGTTTAGCTTTAACAAAATCGTGAAGCTGTTATCAAACGGAAATCCAAATGTATTGGAGTTGTTTGGAAATCGTGACGACCTTGTTATCAGCTACAATCCGACAACTAGGCTGCTTATGGAAAATAAAAAAATGTTTTTGTCAAAAGATGCTATCAAACCATTCGGCGGATTCATAAATGATTTGATCAATAAGTCCGGTAGATTATATATTGATATGCAGGGTGGTCGTTATGGGGAGATCGATATCGAAAAGGCTCGTAAAACGCTAAACAAGTTGGTTATGAATGCAAATAGATTATATCTGATGGCGTTTGATCTGTTTGAAAAGGGCGAAATCATTACATATCGCAGCAATGACATTGATCTGTTGCAAAAATTTAGATTTGGCGAATACGATTATTTAGAATGGCGAGCTTATGTGCTTCCGATCTATGAAGCCAGAATGAAAACTGCTTGCGAAAATTCAAGCTTGCCAGATCACGTCAATATGAAGTTGGTTAATGAGTTAGTTATGACTATCAATGAGCAGGCGCTAAAGGTGGTATAAAATGAAAATCGAAGACTATACACCGGATGAATTGGCTGAAATTTTCAAAGAAGAATTAGATCGTCTTGGCATCCCATATCATTACGATCTGGACATGGAAGCGAAATTTGCGCCACTAATGCCAGATGAACCAATTTTAGAAGCGTAATTTATTGGACTAATACAGTGCTATTATAATAAGGAAGGAGTGCGCCCTCCAACAATGAGGGTGTGAAAATTGAATATGTTGAAGCTGTCAGTGTCGAACGCAAACAGCAAGATGGGCAACGTGAAGTCCATCTCTATGCCGCGAGTGGTTACTTGTGCGCCTGACGTGCCCTGTGCGAAGACGTGCTATGTTGGCCATTTCGATTGGCGACGAACGGTACGAGACGCATACGAAAACAACCTGAATCTTTGGTTGACAGACCCTGACAGCTTCGAACAGCAAGCAATTGCTGCGGCTTACGGGTCTTTTTATTTTAGGTGGCATGTCAGTGGAGACATTATTAGTCAGGACTATCTCGCGATGATGTGCCGTGTCGCTCGTAAATTGCCGCACACTCACTTCCTGGCGTTCACAAAGCAGTATAAAATCGTTAACCAGTATTTGGGAGCGAAAAAGAAAATTCCCAGCAATTTACATATTTTGTTTTCAGAATGGCCGGGGTATAATATGGACAACACCTATAATTTACCAGTTGCCTATGTTTCGTTCAAAAATGGGGTCTGCGATGCTCCAGCGAATGCGAATGTATGTGGCGGGCATTGTGAAGATTGTGCGTATACCGGTAAGAACTGCTGGGTATTGAAGAAAGGGCAGTCTGTGGTGCTACGAGAACATTGATCTACAGGCCCCTATTATAATAAGGTAGGAAGGTGATAGAGTGAGCTATGTACTCACCGACGGGAAAGGGTATATCTCAAGAATGAGAGGTGGGAAAATCGTCGTTACATATGATTTTGATCTTGCGACGAAGTATCCAACCGAAACTCATGCGTTGGAATTTTTGAGCAGCCTCAATAAAAGTTACAACCAAAAAGGATACCGACCGAAAAAGGTAGAAGCAAAACAGCTTCCTCCTCCAGAAAAACAACAGCTTGAACCCGTTAGAGGAGAAATAGCGGAATCTGAAGAGCTGACACAGCTTAAAAATCATCTCATAATGATCGATCAGATTCTTGGGTCTCTAAAAGATCTCTATTCAAAAAAATATAACGAGCTAACAGAAGCATCGGATTCTCTGGAGGATATCTCTCATGCGATCGAGTTCATCAACGCAAACGCAGTTCAGCGATGTTATCTTGAGAACGAATTTAAGAAAGCACGATTAAAGCGTCGCGAATGTAAAGACATGATGACGCTGATCGATTTGGTATCAAAATTCGAACCAGACGATTGGGGTTCTAATAAGTTACAAAAAGCATTGGCAGCTTTAGATAATCGTACATATACGCCAAGGATTCGCCGAGATCTATTTGAAATTAAAAAAGGAGATTAAATATTATGAGTGGAGCTATTTCATTTGTTTTAGGTATGTTGGGTTTTGGTGCGGCTGGCGCGGTGAGTGCTGGGCAGAACGCAAAAATCAAGAAGGCAGACTATCAGTATGGCGAGGAGCACGGCCTTCATGGCACCTCTGAGGTCCTACAAATGCGGGAGCGAGTACGTAAAGAGTGGTGGAGTATCTGCGGCAAGACCTACAACGCATGTGAGCGGCCTGCATCGAGTTACGGTAATCTCAGCAGAACCCCGTGGTGCTATCTGAAAAAGCGCTGGTTCATTGACCACCTGAACAAAAAGGGCATTCCTTATGATGATCTGGTCGTGGACGATGTTACCGGCGTTACCTTTTACGAGAGCCAGAAAAGAACGTCCGAAGCGTATATGAGAAAGCTGCGGTAATAAAAGGGGCGATTTTATGAAAGCATATGAAGCATTAGTGGGTGTCCTTAGAACTGTTGAAGCAAATCACTCCAAACTTCGAGAAGAACCAGACTCCGATGGCGAGACTCACGACAAATGGGAAGCAGAAGAAGACGCGCTTTGTGAATTAGAAGAAGCGCTCGAAGAAGCAATCGATCAATATGAAAAAGCTATGGAGGTCCGAAAGAGTCTAAGAACTGCAGTTCTGAAATAACAACCAAAGGTTCAACAAAAGGGTTGATTCTCAACATATAATATGGTAAAATAACAACCGAACTAAAACAAAAAGATGTTATTGTGATTTGGGAGTTATTTTGGAGGGGCAAAATGCAAGTTACTTACACTGCCCAGGAGTTATTTGAGCACATGCAGTCGTTTGACACCGTTCGATTTGCGTCAAATCAAAACGAAGATACAATGGTTTGCGCGAGACTTGATGTCAGTGCTTTTCGCCTTCTAAAGAGAGGGGACATCTATTCCATTGTGGCAGAGGTCTCACTTCCATCTTATTCAAAAGTTCAGAGCGTATTTTGCTGTTTGAATGGGAATGAGTTTTTGTGCGAGGCGTCGAACTGCCTATCGTATGAAGTAGTTCGGGTAAAAATGGACGACGGAAAGTACGGAATCAAGATGATGCTCGAAAAGTGATCGAAATATAAAAAATTTTGCATTATCTGTTTACAAATTACTTCGATGGTGGTATAATAAGGACACAAACAAATCAAGATGGTCAGCAAGGAGGTCATAATTATGTTTAAGGCTGGCTCAAGTGTCCCGAAGATTGGCGAGATCCGCTACGGTTATGTGGAAAAGAAAACCGACGGCGGCGTTCACAAGTATACCGGCGTACATCCGTACCTGGTCGTGAGCAACAACATCTATAATAAGAATGCAGGGCAGTGCGAGGTGATTCCGTTCACAACAAAACGGAGAGCCAAGTTCAATCCTGTTCATGTTAATTATGATGTTGGTGAAGTCTCTGGCTTGATTCAGGATTCTACTCTTGTCATCGAAGCGCGTGACACTCTTTTTAATTCTCAGCTAAGTGAGCCAATTGGAGTCTTTACAGATGAAAATTGGAAACGTGCGGCAAACGCAATGGTCGTTCAATGTCCGATGCTCTCCATGGCCTTCCAGCCTACGGGGACTTCAATCGCTTAAACATCATTGCAAAATCCCCTTACATAGTGTAAAATAAGTTCAGGAATGTCTTGAATACTGGTGGCGCTATGTAAGGAGATTGCTGATATGGCAAACAAATTTT